CCCTAGGCCATTCAATATAGCACCGGAAGAAAAGCTACCTTGTTGTCCTACCCCAGGGCCTGTATTATTAATGATGCCAGAAATTTGAGATGCGGCATCCTTGGCCAACTGTACTAATTGTGAAAAATCCAATTGAGGACCTGGACTCTGCAACAGTCCAGAAGAACTATTAGTACTAGGAGTCACTAGTTTCATCAAGTTCACTATTGGAGTCCGCACGTCTGCAATAGGATCAGATTCTGTGACGAACTCCAGTGGTATGGTTATAGCTCCACTAGTAGAACCCGACCACAACTTTGCGGTCAAAGCCTGAACGGCCAACTTCATTCCAAAAGCTTCGGTAACTGTACCTAAGAGACCTTTGTCCGGACCCTGGGGTAGGCGCATCTCATAACTAGAAGACGCATCATACATTACAGATTCTGGTATAGGGGCTGTTATGGATATTGCAGGGCCAGTAGAACCCGCTGCGGCGAATTCTTGGATATAGACTAAATAAGACGGGTTCGACATATTGACCTCAGCCATTAACTGCTAATAAAACACCTTTGTGTTTCATTATGGATCTTGTACTAGGGACTGCAGATGACGTAGTTACCTGAGTAGGAGTCTGCTGCACTTGATGCTGAGTATTCGCACTTTCGACGGGAACAGGTACTCCTGTTGTTACAGAAGTTGCTGAACTTTGACCTTGGAAACTCAAACGTTCTTGTTCAAGTATTTGTGCCATCTCTACTGCAGATACAGATGCCCTGTTACCCTGAATGCCTGAGTAGTAAGAAGTGGTGCCATCGGAACGGCCGCCCTTCGCTAGGGGGTAACCTGGAGGGGCGGCTACTGATGCCCATTCCTGAGAGGACGCGTAGACAGCAGCCCACACATCGTCGTTCTTGCCCGATATATAGTCGCCTATCAACTTCCTCTTTTTGCCTATCAAGTAGTTCTCAAATATCCTGTCCTGCATATCAGCATCAAACTTTTGACTCGTATCCAGATTAAGTTCTTTAACTGCAGAACTCAAAGTGTCCCGAATCAGCTGATATCTACCCACTGCATTGTAGTTATGCGCAGCCTGTTGTGCTTGCACCTCTGCTATTGTCATCTCAGATATGGGCTTACCTGCGTACTGGTGAACTTTCCCTATAGATGAAAAGTTATAAGCATCATATCCGCTACGACCTGATTCGCCCCTTTGAATTAATGCTTCTAACCGTGAAAACGTCCGCACGAGGCCTTGACGAGTGGTAGGCATAGGTGGAGGGGCTACAGTTACCGTGGGTACAGTGACCTCTCCTGCCGGAATCGCTGGCGCCGCAGTAGAAGATGAACCCAAATTATTTAGGCCCAGGCTACCTGGAGGTTCTTTGCCTGATGTAAAGTATTTGTCAAACAGCCATTTTCCGATGAAGCCCAACCCCACTGCAACAGCTCCGAGCGCCGCAGACACCAATAATTCAGGAGTAGCCAATGCACCTACTATCATTTCCAAGACCGGAACTATCAAACGTTTTATAGCGAATCTAAAAATGGGAGCTATTACGTCCTCAGCTATTCCTACTACTATCCGTTTTAGTGCATCCCATATAAGGTTAAATACTTCTTTTCGAACTCTCTTAAAGATGTACTTACCCAACCAGTGAAGGAGTTGCTCAGTTAAGGATCTTTTGTGGGGTTCTTCGTATTCAGCATTTTCAATCTCATCTCCGGCTGATAGATGAAGGGCTCCCAAAGATGCCAAGATCCAATCCTGCGACTGCGCTCTGTCCACTCCATATCGCAAAGCACTTTCCATAGAAGGGGGGATACGTAGAAGTCCCCCTTGTTGATCTTCATCTAAGATAGGTTCTATTAGTTGCTGTCTACCATATCGAGTTGCTATATCCACAAAGTCCATATAAAACCTTTACATGGAAAGGAAACCAGGAGCATTCATTAAAAGGAGCTGATCATTAGTGGCAGATGAAAACCCAAACGTATTCATCGAGATAGGTGGAGAACCTGCTACTGCGGGTCTACCACCTGCTGCCCCAGTAGCTGTCGGGTTTCCAACCGTCTGCGTGGTGATCGAAGGCGTTACGGATATATTCCCTTGTCGTATGGCTGTTTGGCGGGCTGTTATGTTCCCCACTTGCTTATTTAGATTGGAAGTCCTGTTGGCATTCAAGGTTATGTTGGGACCCGCAAGTACGGTCTTGCCTGCCTCTGCCCTAGGGCCTCCCGTTATGGAATTCACTAGAGAGGTCCCGGTCTTGATAAGCCACTCTCGGGTCTTTTGTCCAGCCTCATATCCTACATTAACCGGACCTACACCTTGAGATTTCGGATTACCTGAATCCTTCCTCAAATCATTTTTAGCGGCACCCACTAAGGTATTAACGGTCTCGCTCTTACCACTTATAGCCCCTTGGATCCAGGAATAAATATCTGTGCCCAAAGTCTTTATCCACTCCCAGGTACTGACTGCTACTTTCTTTAGGTTATCCCAGGTCAGATACTTATCGGCCAGGTCGGTCACCTCATCCCACGCCTGCAGAGCTGTACCTTTTATGTTGTCCCAGGTCACGTATTCTTTGAACTTATCCGCCAGTGTGGTCCACAACTGAGGCGCCAATATCATTGACAACAGACCAAGACCGAGGCCTTTGAGCCAGTTCTTACCCAAGAAATCCTTAGTTCCTTTGGCGGCAGACTTCTTCTTAGTTCCAAACCACTCTTTGAACGACTTCCACCAAGTATCTGCTTTCTTGGTTTCTTTTTCTGTTGGATCTTCCGTAGCATCTTTTTCTTGTCTTTCCAAGAAAGCATTCAATTTTCCAACTAGATCGGACCAATCACCTATATTCTGTTGCAGTGCTTGTGTAGTCTGAGGCAAATGAGGTAGAACTTCGCCCGCCTTGCCCATGGATACCTGAGCCATAGGTGACGTAGTAGTGGATACGTCTTCAAGGGTATCTGTAGAAGTTCCTACCATATCCTGACCTTGATCAGCTATAGTGCGCAACTCATACGGATTAATACGATGGCGGCGACCTTTAACATACGTTGACACTGCACCAGTAGCTGCGGGGTTGACCTTTATGTTTCGCAAGGTGTCGCTAAACATATGAAACAGACTATCCAGGAGACCGTCAGCCCTCTTCTGCCAAGAGTTTTCCTGTTTCTGTTCAAGAGTTTCCACTAGTAATTCATTAGACGCCAATAAGTCGTTGACTGTAGGCAAGTCCTTAGGAGGCAACAGAGTAGCTAGGTGTTCGAAATTCGAACCCATAGCTCCCTTTAGTTTTTCAGTCTGTTCAAGTAAATCCAACTCAAATACATCTTGAATCTTTTTCACTACTTCATCGAAGGACACCTTAAGAGCTGAATTCAAAGCAGATTCAAATGCAGTAAGCCCTTCTTTGATTTCTATTTTCCCTGCTTTCTGAATCTGCAATGCCGTTTTTTCTGCAGCATCTACAGCTTCGTCGAAGATCATGCCTGCCACGTTGGACAACTGCCCTAGAGTAGCACTGATGCTCTTTATATCACTTACAGTGGCCGTGCCCTGAACTACCTTCGTTATAGACTGTCCTGCACGATTCTCCAGAGCATCCCACTTGGCTTTGGCTTGAACTGAATTAAATGTTGAGGGCTTCTTGGTTGCCATACATCACCTAGCCTATAAAGTTGTGTCCTTCGTTTGCAGCCTTGATGCGGTCATGTCGTCGCTTCTGTGCAAACTGTGCCAGTTGTTGAAATCTAAAAACTGGCATCTCATCTGGAATGTGAAAGCCAAATTCTGTAGCTATCAGTACATGGCAGTCCATTATTTCCTTAGCACTATTCAACGGAAAGAAACGTTGACGCATCAAGAGACAGAATACTGTCCTTTGATGCGCCACACACCTTGCAGTTCATACGAATTTTTTCTTGAACACCATAAGACTTGAGTAGCTTTTGATATTGATTAATCAAAAGTACAGAGTCCAGGTCTAGATTCTCAACTAGGGCAATTCTGTCCTTAAGGCTCAACCATTGATCTCGTCCTTGAACATGGGCCGCCTGTTGAGCCAGATACGAAAATTCTGTTCGCGTATTAGGATCTTGCATGAGAGGATCATCAAGAAATTCTAGTACGTCGCGCATCTTAGGCGGGTTGAAGATCAACGGAGTGTCCGCGTCGAACTGGAAAATCTCCGGATCGGGTATGCTCTCCAATTCCAAAGTTTTTACCGTCGAATTGTTTACGACTTGAGTAAGGCGCAGAGAATCTACTTGGAGCTCTCCTGATTGAACTTTGTCTATGTGCGCCTTGTTTTCACAAATGTCCTTATGAATGTACGTGGCCTTGGTGAATGAATTTTGGCGCAACCAATACATTACAAAGTAGAAATCAGGCAAGGTTAGATCAAAAGCCAACTTGGAACAATCAGGAGTCGAAGTGTATATAACAGTAGATACAGTTTCAACTACTTGTTGAAGGCTGGATTCTGCATGAGCTCTGCTAAGCTTTGCAAGATGGCCGGACTTAAAGGGGCATATATAAAGGTCTTCAAATCCATAGAAGGCAAATCGAGAGGGGAGCATTACCGAAGTGCCATTGGCATCTGCTCTAGGAACCACAAAACCCGGAACTGGATTAGTCACAGTTCCATCCTGAGTCGGAGCACTCATAGGCTTAGGTGGTTCAAACCACTGCTGCTCTCTGTGTATAGGACCGTAAGACATCCCAGGATCTACCATATGCTGACCGTGTCCCGGGGGATGACCTGACATTGCAGCAACTAACGCAGGATCTATGGCCGGCTTTTGCTGAGGTTGTACGTAGGGCGCTTTGTTAGGACTTTGCACATGACCAGATGACACCCGAGGACTTGGAGTTACCTGAGGTGCTTGGTCCACTGGGACTGCCCTAGGTCCATTTTGCTTCCGTCTGGCTTGTGCATTTTGTATCTGTTGTCGCACCTCAGGATCGAATTCCATTGTCTGCGTGGAATGCACTACGTGAGAATGAGATTGTATTGGATTACTCATAGCGTACCTCTAGGGTTGCGTTAGGATTTGTACAGCAATTTATTACAATAAGGAGTTGAGGGACTGTCCAACTGCATTTCGTACAGAATTGACAGCACTACCTGCAATGGAACCAGCTGTCTGTACTAGTGCTTGTGTGACATTAGGAGATACATTAAACAGAGAAACTAATACATCCCCTACGGAGAAATCTACGTGGTGAACAATACGCTCTGAAGTGGCGGAAACCAGTGCATAGTCGTGTATTGAGACCGGCCATGCCTCTACATATTCTAGAACCATCAACTGGTTTTTAGCTGGATCCAAGAAATATATAAATATCGGTTTTTTGAATTGAGCAGGCCTCCCCCATCCCCCGCCTAGGTTGAGAGTAGACGCGTCGAAGGGCTGAAGAATAGCGTTATTCCAGGACTGTAGGTACTGTATGCTGGTGTTGCGATTATCCGCGTAAATGCCGAGGGATAACTGACCTAAAGTGTACCTACTAGGGTAGTTTCTATCACGCCCGTCCCGGAATACAGAGATGTGGGTAAACTGTCGCATTGGACAGCTAGCTTCTTCTACATAGTACCAAGGTAGCTGTGAACTGGCTTGCGTTGTAATCGATCCACCCTGAGAGGAACCAAATAACGATCCACCCAGAATATTACTGACAAAAGTGGATATCGCATTAGACATGTTAGACACTCCAGGGGCCGCTCCTTCTGAACCCGCGGGTGGACCTATGACTGGAAGTTGACAGTACCACAAAAAATTCAATAAAGGATCTGGACGGGCCAGTGCACCTTGCAGAGCATCTCCCGGTGTAATGCCGCCTGAGGAACTAGTAGCGGAACTATATCCAGGATCGCTCAAGGAAATAGACTGAGAACTAGAACTCAAGAGACCCGAAAAGGCAGAAGATGCCAGAGCAGCTGGATTCAAAGATTGAATCGCACCCGAAATATTTCCCTGCGCAACATCTTGTATTGCGTTGACTGCACTGCCTATAACAGAGTTCACACCGTTGCTTACAGTGTTGGCTGCTGTATTGCGGACATTAGATATTTCTATACCAACTGCATTTTTAACGGAATTTTGAACGCCCGTAACTTGATTGCGTACTTGCTGTTCTGCTTGACCTAAGATGTCCTGTAAGAAAGGCACTTTGTACTCCTCTTCAGGAGCAGATGATCCGTCAAGCAATATATAACCTCAACAGAGCACTAGCTCCTGGGTAAAATGAAAAGAGAGTAGTCAAAGGTGGACGGACCTTTACTGACTACTCTTAACTACACCATGAACCCCTTCCTCGTTCAGAAAACTGAACTAGCGAATGACCTAACAACACTCGCAGCATTCACAGTGCTTGCGTCCATAAAAACTTTATTACTATGAAATTGGAACCTTTATCCCAAATTAGGATTCCATATAGCTATCATCGAAGGGTCGACGGGAACATAACCGTTGGGTGCAGGCCGCTCTAGACTGAGCGTGTCCGGCGACAAACGTCCCTGCGGGGGCAAATAGTAGCCGTTGGAATCTTTCTCGTCAACTTGTAGAAGCTTCTGCTCTTTAACGGACTGCCACAGATCTCGTTGAATAACAGTAGTCGCCCACTCTGGTTCAGTGGGCCAGTATTCCTGAGTCTTGTACAGAATCCAGGTCTTCGGCAGGGGCAGGGTGGGGATCATCCGCATTCCAATGGCGTCAAGAACTCGAGTAGGTTTGTCCGATTCACAGACGATAACGATCTCTTCATCTCTACCTGCAGCACTGAGTAGGGCTTGACAGTCTCGGAGTATTTGAGCCTCTACTTGAGGGGTGTATTCATCGAAGATCATACCCACGTATTCTCGCTTAGTAGACGTGGGACCTCTTGCATTTGGAACTGTTGGCATCTACCCTCCTTAATTTATACTCCACTCTTTCTTAGTGGGGTCATCTCTATGAATAGCAATAAGATTGTTACCCGCCGGGAAGAACTCATATCCCAACCAATAGAGCATATTTCGAATTTCTTGCTCGTCTGATTTGATGATCTCTACTAGAATAATGGGCTTGCATCTAGCCAGTGCATTAGCAGCCCCTCGTAGAACCTCGATCTCCATGCCCTCTACGTCTAGTTTCAGAAAATCCAGTCTAAGGAGATTCAGCGAATCCACACTGACTTGGGGCACAGTTGCAGAATTACTTAGGTCATAAGAGATATCCTGACCTATATTTTCTGTTCCCTGCCGCTGCTTAAGTTCTAGACTGCCAAAACTAGCGTTAGCCAAATAGTTAGGTTGTGGTATGTTTAGTTGACCACAATGCTCCCCTAGAGCTGCATTCTTAGCCCGGACGTTCAGACAGTTGTTTAATACTATGTTCCCCGCCAAAGCGTAGTACACAATTTCTTGTGCTTCAAAGCTCAGAACGGACCCCCAGTCGTGCATATGTCGAGCCCATTCCAAAGTATGAACTCCTATATTGGCTCCGCCATCAAGGGCTACTACTCCAGGGCCAAAGTATTGACGACGACGATCTAGAAAATTCAAAACCATCTGAACTTCTGTTGGGTCAAAGCACGAGTGGTTAAGTATTTGATGGCCTACTCCATAAGACTGACCTGAACTAGCAGTATTGTAGTCGTTACGGTTTACAATCATTAGCCCGTGATTAGATGCGGCTAACACAAAAGCTATAGGACGATTTGGAAGGGTCATGTTAGGCTCTTTAGTTATACATTCTTAGCCAACTTCTGTGCCTGATCTTGAGTTAAGGTCATGACCCGTGTCTTGTCCCCAGGAAAGATCAAACGAATGTCTTTCCCAGAATGTGACTTGCGGACACCGAACTTCATGCCTTTACTGATTTGAACGGGTTTCCCCCTGAACTGAATCTCCACGGGCTTAGCACCTTTATACACGAAGAACTGATAATTCTCCTCCGGCTTAATAGCAGCCTCCTCCTTGGCGGAATTGTGTACAGTGTGCTGGATTGGTTGCCTATCTACTGTACCTGGAGTAAGGAAGTCCCAGGCATTCTTTGACTTCACTAAGAAACTGTACATACGTCCCTCAATCTATAGTTGTGCGGCCCAGCTTCTCCTGATTACGTCGTCTCAGGGCCTCTGCATAATTAGGATCTTGTTTTTCCATACGGGCAATCTTTATAATTCTGTTGTCCATCTCTCTACGGCGTCGAGCTGCAATTGCAGATGGAACGTGTTTGAGTTTGCCAGTCTTAGTCAATTCAAACTGATCGTCGCCGTGTTTAAACTCTCGGGCTAGTAGGGGAACACGTGGATTCTGAATCAAGTTTCTTAGTGACTGTGAACTCAGTGAACCTTTTATTCTACTTGCTTCTGTACGATCGACAGAACCACGACCTCGTTCTTCACTATCAAATTCGGGGTCATCTCGGGCCTCTTCTGCAGCTTGTTGAGAGGCTTCGTAAGACATATCCTGCCCTGTGAACTTCTGCACTTTTTCGCGCAAAGTCTTATCTTCTTCTAGGTCTCTTAGAAGATCTTCGGGTTCAATGTGGGCAGCGGCCATCCACATCTTCATAGGGATAGGGATATTGTGATCTGATGCTAGTTGTAGAAGCTCTGCCAGATTCTCTTCGCCCTTGGCCTCTAAGGATTTTCGCCAATGCAGTGTTGGCATCTTCAGATTGGCTCTGTTGTTTCTATTGAACAAGAAGTCTACTACGTTATTTGAACGAGCACGACGCGACGGATCTTTATACAGATTGTTAGTTACCGCAACTAAGGGGAAGATCTTGTAGTCAAAGACTCGTTCGGTCAGATCTTCTCGATCGGCGTTACAAGTCTCCAGGAACGTCGAGTACGCCGAATTATGCACCACCACACCATTGGCGATAAAAGAGGGGTCCTCGCCTTCGGCCATCGATAAGTCGTAAACGTGATTTTTGCCAGCAGGTTCTATAGAGGTAATTTCGACGAATCTCATTTAACACCTTTGAATGATTTGGACAGTTTGCGTAGGTCCGTATCGGGATAGAACATTTTGTCACACTTGTCCGTGCCTACGTAGCCAGATGTGATATATGCCACGTAGGTACCATCTTTTAATTTGTAGCAGTTATCCTTCACCTTAACTGCGCGTAGAAGCTTTTTGATCTTGCCGACTAACCACTTCTCAAACTCCTTTAGATCAAACCACTCAACGAAAGGTACTCCGTTCGCCTGCGCCGTAGCCCTTTTAAGAGGGTCAAGGCGTGTCCATACCTCTAGGGTAAGTTTAGCCGCCCACTTATCTGATTTTGCCTTGGCCTTCAACTCGCGAACTATTTTTCGATGCTCTTTACTCTGTGGATCGTAAGGCTCTTTACCGTGAGTGAAGTAGCCTTGATACTCGTATATAGTTCCCGTCTTAGGATCATAAAAATCGGCCTCCCACGGGTAGTCTGGATGATTTCTGTGCAAGTGTACGACCTGCTTTCCTAATAAGGACCTAAGGCGTTGAAGTATATACTCTTCTTGCTTATTAGTTCGGTAGGAACCGTTTTTCTTCTTTGTCTCATGGCCCTTTAGAGCTACTTCCTTAGGATCAGTCCCATTCCTCTCTTTAGTAGCCTGAGCTTTATACTTTCCTCCACCCTCTTTATACGATTTGGCACATTTCTTCTTGAAGCGAGGGTGCTTCATTGGATTGTCTACTGAATATTCAGAACGCATTGTAGATTCGTACTTGGCGTTAGATGATTCAGATGCACGCCCCATACCACCGTACTTGCGTGTAGTGGTCTCTACAATCTTAGCCTTAATCCAAGGGCTGCTACTAGCCACCTTGTGTCCATATACGGACAGGCTTGTTTGTTTAGCCTTTTCTCGGAACTCGGATCCATCAACAAGAGCATTGCGAATTCCGTACTCACGCAACATAGTCTCTTCGGCCTTGGCTGCTCGTTGCTTTCCATAGTCAGCGCCCATCTTCCTGATCATGGTTCTTTTAGCTTTGACCCAAGTATTCTTGTTGCCTCGTTCTTCTTTAGTGGCTAAGGTGCGCGCCTTGATATCCTCTCGCTCCTCTTCAGATTTTTCCGCCCACGTGTTTCTTAACTTCTCCACACTTTTAGCATTCTCTTCTGAGCTACGAGATTTACGCGTGTTAGCTATTTTGTTGTGATACGCTTTCTTCTGTTTTGGAGTCAGGTTTGCATGTCGAAATTTTGTTCCGCAAGACTTAGAACAGAAAACCCCTCCTCGTTTCTTAGCCCGTGCGTATTGAGGATAGCTGTTAGTGTAAACACCGTGCTCTTTTGGTATCGACTCGCCGCAGCAAGCACACTTCAGATCAAACTTAATTACTCCGGTCGGTTTACGGGGCATGAGTAGAAACTCCAATAACATATTTCTATGAAATTGGAGTATGCACACTATTAATCTGCTACTGCGACCTTATCTCCGACTTTAAGCTCGTCCAGACACTTCCAACATGTTGTACCGTCAGCTTGTAGAACAAAGAAAGGATGGTTGTCAGTCGCAGTTACTTCGTGCCCTTCAGCAGTAGTTACCTTAAACGTATCCTTATATCCCTTATATGCCCAGGCCCGAATCTTCGCACTTTTGGATATTCGGTTCGAAATCGAAGTATCAAGTGGATGCCATTCCCCTGGAATAAGCGAAGATGGTTCCACATTAGGTACTGGACACATAGATTCTATAGTAATAGTGGTACCATCTTCTTGGGTAATAAGAGTGTCCCCTACAAGACATTCCGCTGACGCAAAACTTGCGTCACCTGATAGGAGGGCCTCTGAGACACCTAGAGCGCGCATCTTATATGGAGTCAAGATGTCACCCATGTCTGTCCACTTCCAGAAATCACCACCTGGACGAAGATCGACAGCCTGTACAGCACTACGCGTTGAAACCCAACCACCTAGAGGATCGTATTCTGCAGCCTGGAATTGCTCCACTAGTGCTAGTAGTTCTTCTCCGGTCGGCGTCCACGTATCATCACCTGCAGTGAGATGAGTCATAGCCCGTTGACGGCGTTGAGCCTCTACTAAAGTTCCACGGAATAACGTTTTCTCGATCAAATACATCGGAAGTAGACGGTGCAAGTACGAAGTATACGCACGATCTGTAGTTGATCTACGAGGCACAAATAAAGTAGTTACAGGATCTAGAGTGAAAGCCCCCGACCTCAACATATCTATAAATTGAGAAGGCATGGACTGCAGATAGCGTCGAGCATATTCAGACGTATCGTGCATGAACTGCTGGGTGGCCTGTCCAACTCGAACATTGATAGTAGGATCAATGTTCCAGAACGGAGATGGTATGACTGCACAAGAAAGTGCGTCGTGCATCAACGTGTCCAGAAATCTCTTAGTACGGGCATCAAATACCAGAGAACCGCAGAAGAAGCCGTCCACCATATTAGCAGTGGCTATAGTAGGCATCATCTGCTGTAGATTCAACTGCTCTAAGGCCTCATGATAAGGGCGCATTTCCTTATCTTCAAGTCCCCGTAAGTCGAACTTCGAATAGGGGAAGCGCGACTTTATATCAACACAAGAGCCTGCCACGTTATCAAAAAAATACAGGTCACGATAGAAAAGTGCTAACGTGCTTGTGTCGATTAAATGTGGATCAGCGGGGATAATACCCGTCGTGTAGTACTGATATGAAGAGGCCCAGAACCCTTGAACAGAAGATGACGCAGGTCCAATAGGCCCTGAACCTAAATTAGCAGTCACCATCTGTTTCGAAGTGCCGTCATTGTAAGCCCGGCCTTTAGTGGCGATTAGATTTTGAGAAGGTGGACTACCTTGTACGTTAATGGAACGTCCATTAACGCCCATGATTCTACTTTTGGAAAACATATTATTCCTCAGTTCCAGAGTCGGTCCTTCCACTGCAACCATATTTGGTTAGTGTTGCCAGATGGACATTCTGTTATGGCAATCTTGTAGTGATTGAACTTATAGTAAGAAGCCCAACCAGGGTCAGGGGCCATTGGGTGAATACAAAAAGTGGGGATCTTCATTCCAGTGCACGCGTGAGTAAAGCCGTTCTCAACTCCAGCATAGGCGCCGCCAAGACTGCAAGCTGTGTACGTAACAGCTAGGGCCTTGCCTAGGGGCAGTCTCAGCACTGGAACCTCGAAGGGCGGAGATTCATCTCCGGGACCGGCCAACACTATACACTGACTGATGCGTAATGTCTTTTTAAATCTTTGTATCAACTCGTACCAAGTGTCCCAAGGCACGACTTTCATCCCTGCAGTTCCTGCCTGAGAAGACGTGATCTTGCTTGTACTGTAAGGACTTATGACCAAACATCTACTTAGATCAGGTATTTTGTAGAACTCGTAATCATCTGGGGTTAAGTACTGGGACCCAACTGCGGGCAAGATCATGTCATCAGGGACTTGTACTCCTATATACGATCCAAAGGCCTGAGACATATGGCCGTATCCGATTCGCAACGGCCATATATACTCTATTCCCATGAAGATCGTTTTATCATAGCCCTCGAATCGCTTTTCGTGGAATCTACTGAGATCTTTTTCAAACAATATTTGATCCGCTACACCCTGCTCTACCATGCCAGAACATATTTCACGCACATGAACCTGATCTTGCAGTACCCAAGTAATTTCTTCATTCGGATGCTGCTCTTTGTAAATGCGAAGTGCAGGAGTTTGCACTAACGTATCACCTAGTAGGTTACAACTTGCAAATAATGTTTTGGTCATGATCTTCTCGTTAGGTGTAAACCGTTTTATTTTTTCGGTTTTTATATCGAGTTGCATCCGCATTGCGGTACAACATGCGAACTGCAAGATCTAGGATAATAAGTGGATCTAGTTCTCGCTTCTTAGCGGGTTTAACTGCACGTATTGGATACTTGCTTTTACCTTCTTGAAGTTCACCGACAATGAATACGCCCCATTCAGGTGGTATCTCGTCTTTGACTTTTCCATAAGTTCGAGCGTCCATCGCGAAGTAGGCTTGCGTACTGTAGTTGAGATAGTTGTGGGCTTTCTTGTCCGACCTAAAATCCTGCACGCCACTTTTGGTCTCTACGATAACTACGTTGCGCCGCAGGTTCATAGCCAACACGTCTGCACGAAATTTACCCGACTTGGTGACCCCAGCCTCGAATACGACAGCCATCCGCCTACGTTTAGTCAGGTATTGAGCGACTGCCTTCTTTATCTCTTCAGCGTCCATCTTGTTCTCTTGTTCTCAATATAGTGGACAGTCATGATCTCTACTTCAAGAATTAGATAGGTCATCATTAACGCAATAAAACTATTCTTGCACAGAAGAAAAAGAAAGTGATTCATATTCAAGCTCGTAGGAATAGGTCACGACCTTTAAGGTCTGTGTACACAGAGGCCACTAGGGTAAGTTGAACAGTACCAGTTGGAGCCTTCATAACTTTTTGAGGCGAGCGGAAAGTGATATAGTGCTTACAGTCGGGAGAACCTATAGCCCAGGACCTGCAGATATCTTCTAGAGTGTGACATATTTCCTCTATCAGAACTTCTGTTGATTGAGTGAGATGAATTTGTGCGTTAATGAAAAACTCTAAAGGTTGGTCCACTACTTTAGATCTCTCTTTGACGTTCTCTTGAACCAACCATACAAGTTCTCGGTCATCGTCTACTAGTCTAATGTCCACTTTAGAATGTTCATCCATGAAGTAAGCTCTGAGGAACTCCAATAGTGCTGGATCCTTCAATCTTGCCATTTCATTTTCAGAGGTCCCCATCTTGCACTCCCGTTCTATATCAATATTGCTCTACCGTTACCGAGACAGAAATTGGATCGTTTGATCTCTCATCTGTTCAAATTTTGAATTCATTAACGCACCCAGTCTATTTCTACTATCTATTTGAGCTTGTCTGAATCGCCCATACACCTCAGTGGGTACCAGATCCTTTACCTCTGATAGAACAGTCGCCTGCTCTTCGACTACTTTGGTAGCTATTTCCAAGATGGTGGGCTGTATGATCTGTTGAACTATGGATTGTCCTATAGCTCCTCTATCTTGCATAGACTGTAGGTCAATAACTAGCTCTCGAATGGTTTGAATCGTTCCATTCAAAGAATGAACTCCATAGCGACCGTTGGAGTTCCGAATGCCGGTTTCCAGTTGGGGGATCAAGTCAATACAAGTCTGAATCAAGCGACGGTTCAACAACTGAATTGCCTGGTCTGTTGAGCCGTTCTCGAACAGGGACTGCATCTCCTCTGCGTCATCGCCTATAATGGATACCAACTCTTTTTGATTCAACTTGGAGATGCGTCGTGTCGGCATCTCACCTACGGGAACAATATCCGTCGACTCCCTGATCCTGTTCTTTTTTGTTTCGACTATCTCTGCTTCCTCTGCATTTCTAGGAGCACGAGTAGCCTTCTTGTTTTTATTTTTAATGCGTCTCAACTTGTCTTTTGACGCCTGTACAGCATCTACGTCTTCTTTAGGTTCTCGACCTGTAGATGAGGAACTAATCTTTTTCTTCTTTTTCTTTGGAACAGGATCTGAAATACTGAACTCTAGATCTGTCACCTGATGTTTCTTCTTTAACATTACTTACTCCTTGACCTCCGGAGCATCAGGAGTCGGGATTGCAATACGGTGGCTCTTGCATATCAGAACGGGAATTCCATTGGCACTGGCGGCTTCCATGGGAGTTCTGCATTCAGGGCACAATCCTGCACCTGCTACCTCTGCCGACATATCTATACGCGCCACAGTTTTAGTAGGCGCGGTGGCCTGAACTTGAATTTTCTTTTCACTGACCGTAGAACAGGCCTCTATAAATGCTTTTGGTAACTTTAGACTCATGGCAAATTCCTAGTAGACACTCATGCTTACTCTAGTGCTCAATAGTACTTTAGCGGCGTCGTACTTCACTGTCACTTGACGGAAGGTAAAATTTTTCACTGGACCTGTGATAATCATAGAGATGGAACGATGGAGAGTATCCGCCATACTCAACAACCAATCTGCTATTTCGGAAGCTCGCAGCTCAGGATCGAACGGATAGTCAAACTCCGTTGAAACCAAAATCTCTGGAGGGGTTGAAACACCTCCAGTTAGTTTTGGCCACGAAGGGGCAGGTGCCCCGTATTCCAAGTACTTCACATTGAACCCTGCAGCCATTATCTTATCTAGGGCTAACTTGACGTAAGTATCACGAGGTCTAGAACTTTTAACTTTACACTTAGGTCTCATCGTCTTCTCCGATATTCTTTTAGAGGAAGAAGTGAAGTATCTTCTACTTGCTTGATTATGGTTTTGATTTCAATGTCGAACTGTAGATTCAGTCCCCGCTCCAACCCATAGAAACCTATCATAGAGGAATCTAGTTGGTGCGGCTCTACTAGAATTTCCTTGTAGGTTTCTTTGAGATCGAACTTGAAACGATTTTGGTGCGGAACTTTCCACTGGGCTGCTGGGATGGTCAACGTGTTTAACTTGAAGTACCCAGAGACGAGAGCCACCATTGAAGGAACTAACTCTCCCATAGCCATACCCGTTCCTGCACCTCGAAGCATAAACCGCTCTGCTATCAAGGCCTGCGGCTTATACAAATCCACCCAGTTCCCTACTTCCTCTAGAAACACCTTCTTCTGCTTTTCGAACTGATTCATCTGATCCATAGGGTGCATCAATACCGCATTGCTAACAACCCTGAAGTTCCTGCGATCAGTAGCTACACAGCTGATGCCAAAATTGCGGATGCCCGGATCAAAAGAAAGGACGCGGATGGTAGAATCTTTCAATACAGATTTCGAAGGTAATTCGTATGGCTTGTTAGGTTTTCTGGGTGTTTTTGATTTTCGAGCCATGTTCTTTCTCAGTATTTCACAATACTATGAAATTAGAACTCAACGCCTTAGACGAGAAGCCCAATTCATATTCACCGGAGATCCCCTCGACACATAAACAGGGGCCGGAGCCCTAGGACGTTCTGAACTATAATCGAAGTTCCTGGCCTCTACTAGGCGTTCCATGCACTTTGGACTGTGGATGGTATTGACCAACAGCACTAGAGCTCGGAGAATGTCATCTGTAAAGCCTTCACCCTTCTCAGGACAGCGGGCTACTCCAACGTCTCGAATGGTCAACATCTGCAGTAAAAGATGTTCTACTGGCTTTCCTACCATCTCTGTTTTGTAGTTCCCTACGTCTCCGTTCATTATGCGTCCGTATTCTTTCAAATCGATTCGGGGCAATACGATATTTCCAGATTCAATCATACCCCTAAAGGCTTCAAAGTCCTTGCGCTTAGGAGAATATTGCTTTGCCAAAGTACGGGGCTTCTGCAAGGGGTTGTTTCCCATATCAGCCTTCACCCGATGAAGTAGGTCTATCGACTGCCATTGATCTGCTGCAACTCCAACTGCGTTAGTGGCTTTGGTAATTGGAAGGATCACGTTACCGTACAGCAAGTTGAAGTCTACTCTCCGCCCTTGCTGAGGCATACACTCCAATAGAGTAGTCACTATTGTCTTTCCAGAATCGAAATCATAGTGTCCTGCAGCTATACAGAATGAGTTGTTGGTTGAACCCGCGTCTAAGGCTACAACAGAGGGCATATACTTCATGAGACGATTTTTGGCCAAGGTGCCATAGATCATCTCCGGATGATCGAACTGATAAAGTAGTTCGTGTGAGTTCGTTTGTCCAGAAAACAACTGCTCTGTTAGAGACTGTACTGACATGAACCTTGAATGAACGATAGGTGGATTGGCTCCGAAATCTCGTTCAGCTTTTTCAGGGTTTGACACATAGGCTGCCGCAATGACAGGTGTCTGCCGTGTCATGTTAGGGTTCACCTCCCACGTAGGAAGGTTGACACCTAAGATGTACTTCGATCCCTCTTCTGACTGTGACTCTCTATATAGGCGCATCACCTTATCTCGAATAGACATAGGAGAAGACACCGAATACAGAAGAGCAGGTGGTGCAGTGTTATAGCCCTTAGAAAGTAACTCGTTATACGCCAAGTTCACGGTCGTCAATGAGTTATATAGAGACTTGTGTGCCTCATCTGCGTTTGCAATTTCGGAACTTTCGTCTTCCTCTTCATCACCTGATGGAAGACGGAATAGACCTAACTCGTCTAGCGCCGCCCACCACCTCGTATCGCCTCTCAGTGTACTTGACTTAGGGCCTGAGGGGTAGAGCTTTATGTTCTTCAACCCGAAAGACATATAGAGACTAGAGGTCCTATACAACTCTTTTCCGTAAACTCCTTTGTAGTGATCCATGAGTCGGAAGTATTCTGTGAACCATGCAGAATCTTCGGTCACGATTTTTCGAAAAGGTGTCCACATAACGCCTAAAGCTTTTGCAAAATTCAAGCTGACAAAAGTGGCCGTCAATTCCGTTGAGTTCTGCATCGATTTTGTGAGCGAAGCATAATTTGGAAACTTCAGCATTCGATGCAGATCATAAGATCCATACGTTGCTAGGGAACTAGATTTACCCGAACGCTGACCAAGAACGGAAACTAGTTGGATATAATTCTTCAACCCGTAATGTTGGATCAACTCATTTTTTGTTCTCTTGCACTTAGGACACTTACCGTTTTCTAAGAAACATAGATACGCAGGCAGCTCCGAAGATGGGTAGTCTTTCGGTACGTTATGAATGTCCAGCCACTCTTTCTTCGAGCAGCAAGGACATATTTCACCATGAAACATGGCCCCTATCCACAATTGGCGGGACCAGGGGGCATGCATCTTTTTGCCGCTGAGATTAAAACAATAATCGTAGAAGTTCTTTGCCAAGGGAAGATCGCGAGTGTCGATCTTGAGATCATGTAAAGTGCCCGTCGTCGGGTCTTCCATCTCGGCCATGTACCTTCTCACATCAAAAGAATCTATTCTGACGCCGTCTTCCCCAAAATCGGCGTCTTTTAAAATGAAATCTTCGGGTCTAACCTCAGATACTTTCTTTTTTGTTTTTGTCTTTTTCGCCTTTTTTATACGTAGTTTCTGAATATCTTCTAATTGCTTATCCGAGAGTATTGAGGAAAAAAGTTTATCCGCTCCGACCTTTAGCAACTTTGAAATATCTGGATCTTCCATATTCTTGCGCTACTTCTCTGTGGGTTCTGGTTTTTCAGTTGAAGACCTAGAGCGACCGTCTACTGTAGGGCCAGTAGGAATGAACATCACTTCCTTCTTGGGTTGAATAGAATCTAGGAGTTCACGTACTTTAGAGGTCGGAATACCCAAGTACTTAGCTATATATTGAGCCATCTTTATAGTAGTGGCATGCTCAATCATAAGCTGGAACTTACGGAAGGGCATTTGGTCTACGGGAGCATTTAAAGTGCGCTGGACCACATCTTGGGCTTGGGCAGATCCTGATTGAGCGGCCAATGTTAAAGGAGCAATTTCTTTGAGCCAGAATTCTCGCACTTTAATAATGTTATGATCCAACTTTGGTGGCAGTTCTTCTTCGTAGGTCTTGCGTCGTTCTTCTACTTGTTGATCTACGAGTTCGATTTCTTTGGGCTCTGCGATTTGCTTACGATGTTCCACTTCCTCTTGAAAAGAAGTGGTAGGAGTATAGAAGAACCGAGAGCGCCGGCCCTCTCCTACTTTTGTCCAGGAATCCTTAGATCTTTGTTTCTTAGGCTTCTTGTCTAAAGGTGTACCCAGATTAGTAATGGCGGCAAGCAATGCCTGCTGTGCCGCCTCATCTTTATTTCTATTCAGGAGATTGCTTGCCATGACTTACTCTATTACTTTAGTTGTTTGATTTCTGTAACTTCTACGTCTATAGCATCATAGTAGTCGCTCTTACTGTAACAGTTGAGAAGCCTAGGAACTTGTTCTTGAATAGGAGACGCTTGAAGTACTTCCAGTCCTGGCATCATGAAAGATGGATGTTGAGACCATCCCCGGACGGGTGGAGTAATTTTCACAGGACCTACCAACTTAAACCATTGATCATTTTCGAGCTTATGAAAACAATCCCCCACCTGTAGAGTAGATAGGTATCCTGTTATTAAGTTGTTCGATCTCCAGATTTCCACAGGTAGATCAAAGGGGCCCATCTGTACTTGAATGGATCTTGAACTAAGAGCTAGTTCATTCGTCATCTCCGTCATCTCCTGCTTTGCCGTTGTTCTTCTGCTGAACATATAGTTCCTCTCCTCTGCCTTTCGACATTTGGGTAAAGCAGAACTTGCGCAGATCTATAGGTTTGAACCCAAGAGATTGACTGATCTTTGTCTTTTCTTCTTTAGTGCCCAAAACCCAGCGCTTCAAAGTCGTCCAATCCAACGTCTTCTTTGCCTTGCCTAGATCATCAAGTTCCAATGTCATGACCTTGCGATTCTTTGAACGAAGTTGTCCAGTCTCTCGTAGATACTGCGCAACGTCAAAGAAAGGATCGAAGCCGCAGGCCTCTCCTGAGTAATTACTGACCCAAATTCGGACCCACATCTTGCGGCCAGGATTAGAAAGCTTATTCTTCTTGTTGACGATTTGTACGTACCTGTATCGATCTTTACCATCTCCCTCTACAGAAGATTCGATTTCTACTCGCTCTTCTGTGTCAAACTTGGGATTGAATGGCATACCAGAGGAACGAGAATTCCACCAGTTGCGACAGTCAGAGTTGAACCGCAGGGCTTGTCCACAGGCTTCTTTCTCTTTAGGACCGTACATAGCCATAGGTACTTCGCGCAGCTGATTGACACCTACCAGGGCCACCATCTTCTGTGCTAGTCGACCTTTAACACGTGGGAGATGTTTTGCAAAGAAACGGGCATGAAGTCCCAATGAATTATTAGCCTCTTCATCGTCATTCTGCTCCGGATTCATTGCCGGGTAAGAATCGACAAGTACTAGACCCTGAAGGCCCCCATCTGGTGCCGGTACCCAAAGGCCCTTACCGTATTTCTTTTTCATGGTGGCGTCAGCTTGATCTCCGACTTTAGCTTTGTGAGCCTTATTACTCTCGTCGAACACCAACCACCACTTACCAGCTACGAATTTCTTATCAGGCATATCCCTAAGTACAGCAGCAAGCCAGTCGAAAAACTTCTCACCTCTGGTCTCAGCTACATAGCGCACTGTAGGCTTAATCAACCATTTCCCCGTAGCTGGATCCTTCTTGCCGAATAATTCTTTAGGAGGTACTCGCACACCCATAGTGCGAAGGACATTGGCAACGTATCCCAGAGAATTATTGGTGCTACCTTCAAAGTCCCATAGTGCCACTAATGGCACTTGAGCCTTCACAGCAGAGGCCATCAAGGCTAGAGCGCCAGTTGTTTTACCACCTTGCTCAAAACCAGCAGAGGTATACATCGCAGGCTTGATACCACCAGTTAAAAAGTCTAGAGCAAGCAAGCCAGTAGATAGGGGAGTGAAGACGTCCATAACGTCGGTGTCCACTCCCTGTCGGCGACTAATTTCGTCCAATGAATCATTGAACATATCCAAGTAGTCGAAGCCCATAGCTTTCTTTCCACGCTTTGGGCTAGTTTCCTCTTCCAGCACCTCTTCAACTTGTTCTGCCTTAACTCTCCGAGGGGTCTTCTTAGTGGGCGGCGATTTTTTCACAGTTTTCTTAGTTGCCATAAATCAACCTGAAAATAAAAAAAGCCCCGCGCAAGAGCGAATCCTGGGCGGGGCCTTGGGCTTATAATAGACTACGGTATTTCAGTAGACTTGACGATTAATCGTCTTCGTCCTCATCTTCGTCATCTTCATCCCGACTGCGTTTCTTAACAGTCTTCTTTGCTACCTTTTTAGCAGGTGCTTTCTTGGCTGGAGCCTTCTTGGATTTCTTAGCGGGACGTTCATCTTCTTCCTCGTCCTCATCTTCGTCATCAAGATCCTCGTCATCTTCGTCGTCCTCGTCTTCTTCATCACGAGCACGTTTCTTCGAGACGGCCTTTTTCGCAGGTGCTTTCTTGACTACTTTCTTACCACGACGGGGAGGCTCATCATCTTCGTCCTCGTCATCATCAAGATCCTCGTCTTCCTCGTCTTCATCGTCGAGATCTTCGTCGTCTTCGTCAAAATCATCTTCATCGTCCTCGTCTTCTTCATCTCGGGACTTCTTGGAAGATTTCTTGGCAACAGGCTTCTTCTTACCACGACGAGGAGGCTCATCATCTTCGTCCTCGTCATCATCAAGATCCTCGTCTTCATCGTCAAGGTCTTCATCGTCCTCGTCTTCGTCCCGTGACTTCTTGGAAGATTTCTTGGCGGGAGCTTTCTTTGCTACCTTCTTGGCAGGTTTCTTCTTTCCGCGAGGAGCTTCGTCTTCGTCTTCATCACCGTCATCAAGATCTTCGTCTTCGAGATCTTCATCAAGTTCTTCAACGTCGTGTTTGCGCTTCTTCGAGGTCTTGATACCCATTCTCTTTGCCCATCCTTCAAAATCGCGACGTACTTCGTCTTCGGTCGCTTCGTTTGCCAAATTCGACAGATCCCATTTGAGTTCTGCCAACTCTTCCTCAGAAAGAGGAGAACGCTTCTCTACATACTGAACGTCATAACGATCTGCGGGTGCTACATTTTTACCGTCGTCAAACTTGATACGTACGTCATGCCCGTACTTCTCGTGGGAGACTGCATAAGCCTTGGTAGTTCCAGACTTGCTCTCCACTACATTCATGCCCTTAAACCCTTGAATCTTTCGAACAGGAGTGGACGGCAACGCCAATGCTACTACAGGAGTCCAAGAATCTGAATCCTTTTCCTTGAATCCTGTTTTCTTCTCCTCTGCTGTATTCTTAGGACGACGCGCAGGTTCGTTCTTCTGCTTTGCCCTAGATATAGACAGTACGTAGTACTTTGTCTGAACTTGAATCATGACGTCGTCATTTTTGACCCCGTCTTCAAGTTCTTTCAAGTGAAGTTCATACCACGGATCATATTTACTACGATCGAATTCCTGAGTTGAAGGGTTGAAAGAAGGACTATCTACGGGAAACCTCGTAAATCCTTTTCCATCTTTCTTAGCCGTCTTCACCCAATACGTGCAGTATGGAAAGGTAGGACCAAATATACGATGGGTCTCGTAAGTGTTAGGTTTGAATGAATGAATTTCGATCTTGTCGGTGACCTTCTCTTTATTGCCACCTCGAGAAGTTTTCACGTCATCAAGATCAGTTCCCGCTTGCCGTGCCATCGTGGCTCCTTCTTTGAAGTTCCTGCTGCTTGGTTATTAGTTCGTGCATATTCATCGTCGCCTTGGTCAATTCCTGGACGACTGTATTTACTAGTTGACGCAGTTCTTGCTCGTCACCCTTTAGTGCAGTAGTCAATGCCAATATTGTTGCTTGAATCAATGACTGTTGATGGACGGCCCGTTCCTCAGCCCTTTGATCCACATGCCGTATAACCGTCTGTGAAATAGATTCCATATCCCAGTTCTGGGAATGCAGAGCAACCAACTCCTCGGCCTGCCGGGCCCTTAGTGCGTAATCTGATAAAGTGGATTGAAGAGAAGCCATAGTGACTTCCAAACTTGCAATCCTCATCTGGTCTTTATGCAACTGTGCCATATCTGGATTCCAAAACAAAAGTCTTTAAGGTCTTAATCTGAGAGTCGGTTAAGAACTCTGGAATGCCGAGTGCGGCTCTTATGTATCCATGCTTGTCCATCTTCTTCGCCACGTATGCTATGTGCTCTACGGTCTCAGATGAAGTATCCAGGGTAGAGAATCCAATGATATCGGAAACAGAATCTCCATTGTCCTCTGTCATGGAATCATAGGATTGATCCATCTGCCCTTTGGCCATATCCGCCACTTCAGATCGAGCAGACTTGAACCAATTCGTGATAAAGGTTGTCAGCACGCCTTGCCGTGAATCGCACCTGTCTATTGATCTACTGACGGTAACCAAGTAGGTCTGTGCTACATCGTCAAGATCAATGAAGTGATTGTAATCCTTGTACGTAGTACGGGCGTGATTCAAAGCCAGTCGAATATACTTTTGCATTATCAACTCTTTGAACCAACGAGCTTTATCGTGCCAGTATTTTACTTGTTGAATCACTGCATACAGGCTAGCTCCAGGACGGAGCCCTACTGATCTTTCGATCTCCCACATTTTTGATCTACGAATGATTGGATTCATAGACAACAGTGGTTGGTGCAGTTCTTCGTAAGGCCGAAGCGAGTTCAGAAACAAAGAAAGGAACCCAAATAGAAGTCCTCTATTAATATACATCTGCCGCACGTACTCATGAGCCTTTTTCGGATTCGAAGACGTCAGCGCGTTGAACAACAGTACGGGAAGCTTGGGCCTCTCCTCAGCCATCATTGAGGTGAACTTGGTACTGGGCTTATTAATTTGAGTGCTGGCTATCTTAGCCAGATAGTTGTTAAACAGCGAAGGGCACTCTGCATGAATAGGTTCAAGTGCCCGCCACAGAAAAAGATCAAGAGTTTGTAGATACTGCAAACTCGTTAGGTTGTCTGATATTACTTCGTCAGTGGCCTTTAGGACTTCGAAGACCTTAGAATGCCGATACGTCTTAGCCATTTATATGTACCACATTAATTCGGATACATGTTATTTACTATCCTCTCAAATTATTTAGAGGCAGGTGGCGGCAACTTTGGCTTGATCTTTTGATATAAGGCCTCACAGTGCTTGCACCATCCAGCTTGACCTGTTGGATTTGTAGCTGAAGGCCATTCTCCGTTCGAGTACTCAATCTCCGCAGCCTCTTTATTGTGCAGTGCTACTTCCCACCTATATAAGAAGTCAGCACACGAACAACTGGCTTTTGCGTGGAGCTTACGATCTAAGAACTCAAATACGGTGACGTATTTAGTTGGCTGCTCATTGCGACGGGGGCGGCCGTCAGGTCCGATAACATGAGTAGAAAACGAAGCAACAGCTACGTAAGCGTGTCCGTTAGAAAGGTAGCCCTTTTTCGTATCGGTAAATCGGACGAAGCGAGCTCCCTCTTTCCGAAGGCGAGTGGTCTTCTTTGCTAATTGATGGATGGTAAGCATTATGTTCTCCTTGGCTTACCAGTTAAATTCATCTGAAGTTGTCTCTAACTGAGTGTTCAGAAAGTTCTTTCCACTCTTGAACATATTCCAAGCCCGTAGGAGATTCAGGTATCACATGTGCCCAAGTGCCAGGGGCACGATAATTGTAAAGGAAAAGTTGGGAAAACTCTAACCGGGTTAGCACTTCAACTTTATTTAGATCCCATATCCACCGGTTCCAATCCACAACCTTCTTGTCTTTACAGATAGTGACCTGTTGATCGGTAACATCTAACACTAGAGCAGCTAAGACTAAGTGATCTTCCCACATATCACCTGCTCTAGGGTGTAGACGGTGCTCGTAATCTAGATACTGCTGACGACTGGGGCTGTAAGTCATTGTTGACCTCAGTGAACTAATATAGATACATGATACATTAACCAAATGACGCCCTGCACTGTCCAAGTTAGTTCTTTAACTAGGCCAATACATAGAGCTGCTACGAGGTTCGCCACTATGAAGTTGTCCCGTAATTCACGCATCATCTTCTCCAGGCCACCTACCAGTCAAATCATATACAAAATCTTTCCATGCAAGTTCTGTATATTCTGCGCAGTTTTCATCCGTATTTTCTTCGTCTGGATAGGGAAACCACAATTCTCCAGATGCATGGAACTGTTTCCAGAAGGCGGCCCTAATTTCCTCTAGAGTGTAGAGTTTGTGTTTGTAGAGGTCCTTCATTTCTTATTCACCTGTTGACGCAAAACGTCTATGGATCCCCCCACCTCTAGCATCTTTCTATGCTGTAGCCAACCGCCCTTGAAGTTCGCGAAATCCAAAGCGTGCTCAATTACGCAAGCTTGATGCTCTAGAGGGGAGGCATGCAAGGGGACAGAACCTACCAAGCGTTCGTAAAGAGCAATATCATCTTCCAATTTCGGATTTTGCTTATCATGAGTAAGATATGATACCCGAGCACACCGTGCTGCAGACATTGCGAGGAGATCACCTACTGAACGATTTCTACGTTCTTCTAAAGTGACATAAGGAAGATGCCACTCACGCGCATCTCCTGATACACGTACATGACGAGGCGTAGACTGTTTCAAGGCCTCTCGCATAGTCATAGCCAGATCACGAATTTCCGGCTGTGCGTCTGCATGATCTCTCAATTCAAAGAAATTATCCCACTCAGTGGCTGTCACTACTACACTGATATACAAAAAACTTTCTAAGACGCGGTTGACATTCTGTTTGTGGATACCGTACTCGTCCGACCAGCGCTCGACGTAATCCGCACAGATGTTAGCAAGTGCGACCCACTCCTCATGGAACTGATTCAATAGTTCCTCAGTGATAGGAGCTCCAGCTTGCATGCCAGGTTGGTTCGCACCTACAGTAGCAAAGAATGCGGGTTCTGTTCGCACTTGGCTAATTAATTTTTTCGCAGGGATCGCCCTGGAAGAACCAGCATTTCGTGAAAACATTCGGTGGGTCATAAATTCCGAATGAATAAAGCGGGGATACTTCAACTGGTATGTGACCAGTTCTTTTCCGGTATGAGCGTTCTTAGAATGTTCAACTACTGCTACTTGGCATTGAGCGCCTTGGATTGTTAGGAGATCCATTTATTTTCCTTATATAGTGAACTTGATTTCGTCAACTAGTTTATATTTTATAGCTTCTTTGGCTGTCAACCACACGTCGGATGCGGGTAGCAACTTCTCTAAGATGGTCTTTTCCATCAACCCAGTACATCTTTTATAGTGATCTACAATGCGACGATTGGTATTGGCAAACTCTTTGGTGGCGGCCAGCAATTCATGGTGCTTACCGTAGTCTCCCCACGCGTATTGGTGGCTCAATATAGCAGTGTTAGGAGTCACTACTCGATGTGCGCCGGCCATGAAGGTCAATAGGCCACAACTAGCTATAGTGCCCAGCCCTAAGGTATGCACCGGGATAGGCGATCCGCGCATTATGTCTATGATAGAAAACGCGGCAGCTACTTCGCCACCAGGACTGTTTATAATCAAAGTAAGATGATCAAACTTTGGCTTGGGTAGAAAATTAGATTCCAAGATCCAAGTCACTACATCTTTGGCGGAGGTTTCATCAAACCCCGCCGACAAGAAATAAATACCCTTTTCCTTTAATGTCACTTCTTTGTTATCGTCAGCCATGGTGGTCGTCCTCGTTGCGGTAGTAGTTGACATAAAATTCACTTTAGACCTTTTGCCAACGACAGGAATTCCGCACGAGCTTCGGCTTTCTTAAAAGTGCCACCCAACTTGGAAGTGATAGTATCAGAGCACGCGTCCTTAACGCCACGGGTCCGGACGCACATGTGCTCTGCTTGGATCAGGACAGCTATGTCCTCCGTTTCCAGCAGAAACGACAGTGCGTGATAAATTTGGAGAGCTAGTCGTTCTTGAATCTGTGGCCTGCGACAGAAAAAATCGACAATGCGGTTCAGCTTCGATAATCCTAGTACCTTATCTTTAGGAATGTACGCCACATAGGCTGATCCGATAATGGGAAGTAGATGGTGCTCACAGAGAGAGTTGACGATAATGTTTCGCTCTACTACCATCTCGTCAACCTGCATCTTGTTCTCTACAACAGTCGCTTTCGGAAAGTTGGAGTAATCTAGACCTGAGAAGTATTCGTCAATGTAGAGCTTGGCCACTCGATTTGGGGTCTCTGCCAATGAGTCATCACCCAAATCAAGTCCAAATTCCTGCATGAACTGGATCATCAAATCTTCTACGTTAGCCTTGTTTGGTACTCGAGGCGTGTAAGGCGTTTCGACACCCTTAGATTTGAGGTACTGTCCGACCTGGAGTCCTAAGGTTGCATCTTTTTTATATGTCACATTAACCTCTTGGAATTATATCTGCCCAAAATTGATCTTGCTCAACATCTTCCAGCATGGCGTGGTTCGTGAATAGTCCAAGTGCGCTGTCCGCACTCGTGTTCTGTACTTGACGAAGATGCCTCAGTAATTCACGATCTTTCTCTAAGCCACTAGTTGCTATATTTTGAAGATTTAAGGCCACGTACTCATCTACAACGCTCTTGCTCACTGTACCATGCGGTTTCTTCTGGGTCGAAGACGGGCAATAATAGAACTTACCGTATCTACCATCTCTCAGTTGTAGCACGGTGTTACAGGTAGCGCACTTGAGTTTCATGTTCTACGCACCTTCTAAGTACTCACATACAGCCATTACAATGGCTTCTGCACCGTGATCCATAGCATGCCCACAATGATCGCCCTGCCACTCAGGTTTTGCAAAACTACAGCATACGCCAGTACCTCTAGCGCTAACGTATAGGTCGTGTCCTGAACCCTCTAAATTGGTAAGCTCCTTTACAGCCCAGGCGTAGGCCTCGCCAATGTTGTCTTTGATAGTATATCCGACTGAAGCGTACCTACTTTGAATACGTGCCTCCCTCTGCTGCTTAAAGTCAACATGAGTCTTAACGCTCATGCTACACCTAAGAAGAGATGTTGTTGAATGCTGAGTCGAAGATTATGCTTCAGAGCATATTCTGCTGCATAAGCGTAATTTCTCGACGTTGCCTCCGCGTCGATAAGTTCACGATCCCACGCCGAAGCCACTTCTCCTTGATACGGCTTTTTATACACAGCCATTGGAGAAACATACACTGGAGTACGTCCACTGGCTGACAGATCCAGTGCCCACTTAGGAACCTCATGATGAACATCCGTTTCATCCGCAGTGACTACGAACTTAAAGCAAGAGGCTAGTTGTTTTACCAACTCAGAGGACTCGGCGTAGCGACCTGCCTTTTGGCTAGCCTTAGGAGAGACGACAATGCTAGGACGTACATAACTAAGAACGTTTTCGTCAAAGTCAATAGCCATTTCATGGCTCTCAATTTCCTTAAAGAAAGATAACTGAGTACCATTGGTCTCAATCTGCACTCTCTTAAACAGTTCATCCATGCCGTGGATAAAGTACAGAAGGTTTAGCTGGAGAGTGGGCTCTCCACCTGTGATAACCAAAATATCGGACTTGCTATACCCTGGAATGTTGGTAAGCTCGTATGTTAGTTCTGAAAAATCATAGGCCTTTCCCTGATCGAACTGGAAGGACGTATCACAGAAGGCGCAATGGTCGTGCTTATCTCCGAAGTTGCAACCAGCTAGGCGCAAGAATATAGCAGGGTGTCCTGCATAAGGTCCTTCACCCTGGATTGTCTTAAAGAAGCTAGTTACTAGGAGTTTGTCATCTAGGTGATCATAGTCACGAGGACGAATGATTCGATCTACATTTTGAATGATAGGGATGGTCTTCATCTGTACCTCAGTCGAAAGAATGGTCGTGCTCGATAGCCTTGTCCGGGTCAGCAGTACGCCAGTCCGGCCACTTCCTCTTTTCATTTTTCAGTTGCTTTGCCTGTAGTGCATCTAGGATCGTTCCAAGAGATGCACCGGTTCTCCACGCACCATCAAAGGCAAGAATGATTACGTCAATCCACTCCTTAAGGTCGGAAGGGTCAGCTTCAATTTCCTTCAGCTCTTTACGAATGTGATCGAGTACACCTGCAGTTCGAAGGCCAGGTCCAAATGTATTTCCGGACCACTCTCGCTGACGTTCCAAGTGGGAATAAAGATCGAAGGTCATAATTATAGTGGTAGGGGTTGGGTTTCGTAGCAGGTGACACCTCGTGCTCGCCACATATCGATGATAGATTTCTTATCCTCAAAGACCAGGAAGATATGATCCAGTGAATACCCAGCACGTTCGATCATTAGAGGTTTTTCTACAGTATCAGGATTTCCGGGTACACCCGCACCTAACCATTCGCGCATCAACAACTGATTCCAATGTATGAAGGGATCCACATAATTTCTCAACATTGTCATGGTGTCCCACCTGTGAGTCTTATGGTCGCCTCGTCCAGTGACAAACAGAACTTGGAAACTACTGCGCAAGAACATTCTACAGATGGTGGTCCCTTGCTCAATCGGCTCATCTGTTAGGGCTTTACTGAAGTAATCTTCGTACTCACCTGCTACCCAATGATGAATTCGATGCTTGGGTTCGAGTAGTACTCCATCAATATCAAACACTACAAGATTCTTACTCATCTTTGATTTCCTTCTTGGCTTTCTTTTCGTCAGGTCCGACCTTGAACACTCGTTCGTTCAGATCCTGTAGGGCATGATATGACGTAAAGCGACTGGACATGTTATCGCTGACCTTGTTATTTACAAACAGATCGTATAGTTCTTCATGGGACGGATGAGCATGGAATTTCGGCAACTTCATGTGAACTTCGTTGGATTTCAGGCGAGAAGGTAACTTCGTTTTGTACCACGCTCCGTTATCATACATCTGATATCCGATAATTGGAATGTTCGTGGATTTCAAGAATGGAAGACCCGATATAACAATCCGCGTATCTTCGTCTTCAACTTTCAGATTATACTGCGACAGTACCAACCTATAGCCCCTGGCCTCTGCATATTTCTGAATCGTATCTGACAATGCAGGGTACCCGTAGACATTTTTTAAAAGAACAGATCTCATTTCTTGACCTTCTTAGCCTTTGGCACGGATAGACCATGAAACTGCTCATACCTCATGATAGCTTCAGTGGTACACTTCTCCGCCTTCTTTTGTTGGTCGTGAAGTTTAGCTGCACCGAATAGACCTCCGCCGTGCTCTTTGCGCATAGACGATCTGAAAGAATCTCTGTGTTTGGCCCAAGCACGATCAAATCCTTTGTCCATATCCAAAATGAAACGATATAGAGCTCTATACACAGGATCGATTGCTCGATTGCTGCTTATGGTCTTCAACAACTGTTCCATAACCGGTTGGCCTTGCACTAATAACTTCGCCATATCACAGGTCACGTCCTTGATCTTCTTCAACTGCAAGAGCGTGTGCATGCAATTTGCGGGAGAGGACATTCTATAGAAATGTTGGTAGCCAACTAAAGAGCATATTGCACAAGAACAGGGTATACCATAGCTGATTGGCCGATGCTCTAGGGGGAACGCAGGTACACAACCCATGTCATTACGATACATCGTACCCCTAGTATGGAACGCCAAACCTGCTTGGGCATACGTTGAAGAATCGGCACTAATGAAGGGCGCGACCCCTATTTCGGTCAGAAGTGCGTAAACGGAGAAGAAGAAGGGAGAGGTAGTTCCCAAGACGTGGAAACGTTCATACTCTCCCTTAGCTCGGTCCAGTACATAGCATAGATTAACGACACCCATAACCATTGAGATGATTGCAGTGTCATAGTTAGCTTGGCCGATACCCCCTAGAGCTAGGTACTTTGCGGACTTATGCTCTAACACATCTTCTAGATAGCGCTTACGGTTCTCCAGCGTCAATCCGTGGGATACATCGTATAGTTCGCAAGCACTACCCTTCAACTTATTCGCTATATACTTGTTATTCGCGCACTGTATGCGACTCATTCGAATAAACCAGTCGGTCGACTGCATATGGCGAGGCAACGGTACGTCTAGGCCGATGCCAAAGTCAATCTTCTTCCTATAGAACTCAGATACCTCATCTGGATCAATCCAGTCCGTTACCCCCTTGGACATTTGGAATCCACCGCTATCTGAAAACAAGCCGACCACCCCATTACGCCTTACGTAATCAGAGGTGGCCAGTCGTTCAGGAGTAACCATCATATAGTTGAAGCCCCAGCGCTTCAACATTTCAGGATTTGACAGAGGAGAAATAGGGAGGATCACATCCAGATCCTCTGCCGTCTGACCTAAGGTACTAGAGTTCCCTCGTCCATTGTAGAGCGTGCGATCAGGTAGATACATTATCTTGACACCCAGTCGCTGCTCTGCTGTAAAGGGTTTTCCTTTGGGAACCCCGTACTTGACTCCTATGTACTCATTGAATGCCAGACTGTTAACTGCTGCGGGTAGGAACTCTACTTTGTTTTCAGGTACTAGGTGCGAGACCTTGCTCTTTACATTTTTTGTACTGGAACGTGTCCTCTGCGAGTTCTCTGTACCAGTCTGGGAGTGCCGGGAGGATTTCTTCTTGTCGGTGGAAGTCATAATGGGTTCCGTACATCATTTCCAATACCACTTCCAAATTCTCTTCACATAGAAGTGGATGAACATTATAGTTTTCTTCAAATCCTAGTTGACGGAAAATTCCCCACCTGCGGAAGCACACGATACAAGAACCGCAATTTCCTTCCTCCCCTGAGAGGCAAGAGGAACTGCGAAGCACCTCTTCTTTGGAGATGCCGTGTTCAAGGGCCCACTTGGTGGCCGTCAACTTATTGAATCCGCCTTCGGCTAGAGGGAACCTGACCTTTACACCAGAAGGTTTGAATGGAGAAAGCACGTAGGATAAAGTCTCACTTGCCCGGTTCAAGAATTCCCAGTTCTTATCAGTGGCGTTGTCATGAGTCTCCCCAAGTAGCGCACCCATCCATACTTCATCGGGTAGGTACTTACATGCAGCGTTAACAGCCAAGGCTAAATTTCGACCCGGAATGTAGATGCTACCGGAAGCTGATCCATCTTTTCCCTTAGAAGTAGTATTTTGATCTAGCCAGTCCAGCTTCAACTTCTCTACGAAAGATGGGAGCACTGCCATTTCTTTATGAGCGTATTCCTGGCCGAGATCATAGTATACACAAGTCACTTCTGCATCAGGGTACATGACGTCTGCGTATCTCTTCATAGTCAAAGAGTCTAGACCGCCACTGAAAAGAATCAGGATTTTCATTTTTGATCAACATTAAAGGTGGAGTTGACTGAAGTTCCTTGTCTGAAAAGTCCTCGGTCTCCTTCTACTGTAAGATCGAAATCTTCATGAGGGAATACAATCCAGTCTGAAGTCTCGATACCTACCTTATTTACTTTCAACCTTATCTCTTCTGGAACGCCCGGGTCCATAACCACTGGAATGAACTCCCAGGAGATGTCATAGTCAGAACGTTCTGGAAAATCCATATCAGTCCCTTCCATATACATTTCAACCAACTTGAAGGTCCGCCCTTGGGCTATTACGTCTTCTAGAAAGATGATTGGAACCCTACTATACCCCTCCCTGCACTGCGACGACCACAATATAGACATGAAATCTGTGCTGAAGTAGTGAAGAGGTTGAGCCAAGTAGTAGGAAACAAGGTGCCCAAACGTTACGCCGCCTCGAGATATGGCAACCAGGTCATATTTTCCTGGCTCGTACTTGTCATTAATGTACTTGGCCACATCTTTAGCAATGTCCTTCAACTCCTGGTATGTAAGTTGTCTTTTCATTAGAATGCCTCTCGAACTTCGTCATAGTTGGCAATCATAGTAGAATAATCGAAAGCCGAAAATTCTGGAACGTATTCTATCTTCACATCTGGGAGAACGTCCTTGAAACAATCTTCAATCAACTTTGGATTTTTCAAGTCGTCGGTTTGGAAATACATGCATTCCGAATACGAAAGACTCATGTCCTGGTGTCTCAGGTATCTGGTACGTAGTTTCCTTATGTACTCTTCTGGAATCGTTAGTGGATTCAATTTTGCATAATCAGCAAAAGAGGACTGCTGCGCGCAAGAGACAAATACGCCGCTTGCGTCGCACATGAAGTTAGAGCACAGCCACTGTACCGGATTACTAGGACTGAGAAAAATTGTTAGATCGAAAATAGAGTCCAAGTAGCTCAAGGAGATTCTATCCTCACCAATGTCCTCATACAAAGATGCCAGCTGTGTCTTGACCACCAAGTTACGATCTGTCTTCTTTATCAAGCCAAGTCGGTAGGACACATCTACAGATGTTAGGACGTCTGTGTGATCAACAAGTTCCCACTCTAGATTTGAATGCCCGTCTTCGAAGCACGGAAGTACATCGAAGGCCACTCCTTGGTAATCTTCATACTTTGGATGAGTCTTGAATACGATCTCCGCAGCAGGATCAAAGGGTTTCTTTGCGGAGGGCCCAAACTTATATCCGTAGTAGGACCAACAGTGCAGGAACTCCCCAAGAGGGTCACCCCCTTCAATCGACAGTGGGTTATCCAGTGCTTTATAAATGGCGGATTCTAGGGCCTTCGAACCTGTGCGCTGCAGAGATATGATATGTACTTTCATGATCAGTAGACGAGAGTGAACTTGGAGAATCCATCTTCAGAGTTAGAGAACTGCCCTTGACCTCGTACTGCCACATTCCACTTGGTTACGCCGTGCTCTACAGTAGAGGCGGGCGTCATATGGCCCTTCAGTTCAAAACTGTCGACCAGTACTTCATCCCCACTAGCAGCTTCAATGATTCTCCACTGATTGCGTCTACCATCTGACTGAGTGTTGTACCGGATATAGTAATCGCTATGATTTTTTGTTACTAGTGCGATAATCACATCCGCATGAGCTTCTAAGTCATCTGCCGACTGCCAACCTTGAACTTCATAGTCTTGAACTGAAGTTCCAGGCTTCTGGTACAGCTTGTTGGTATCTTCAAAACGGCCTTCCGAGATGGTGTTCATCCACACCGCGAAAACATCGTCTCTGAACTTGAATGAGTTGAAGAAGTTAGAACGAGTTGTAGCAGTCGGACACACAAAATCTATAATACACCACTTGCCTTGTTCTACCAGGAGGGCCCCAAGTTGTCCCAGAGTCTTGGCCTGCAACTGGCGATCTTTCTCAGAGAAAGCTAGATGCGAGGTGATGGTTGTCCGTGCCCAATCCGCGTTAAAGTGCACGGCCCTCATTTTTTCTTTTATAATGTGAGCCAACGTGGTCTTGCCGGAACCAGGAAGACCTTGAATGAGAATACACTTGGACATTTCTTCCTCTAGTTAGCGCTTATGATAGATGGCTGAATTTGCACCATGCTCTGACACCTCCACTGCTACTAAGGATACCCGTGGACTGAACCCTGCGTCGATCAACCACTGTTCAGCTATCTCATAAACTATCTGAGCAGTCTTCTCACACCCTGCAGCGGGAACAATTACCACCTTGGCCAGTCCTCGGGTATCCAGTTCCAGCAAGAATTCCTTTTCAGGATCATCTTCGGCAACCAGCAAAGTATGATCAAAGGTGTCTTCTAAGAGAGCTTTCAAGGACTTAAGGCCGCCGAAGTCCACTACCCAATTCCGTTCATCTAGTTCACGTGCTTCGAAGATGAACTTAAAGGCCAGTGCATATCCGTGGAGAAGCTTACAGTGGGACTGGGCCCTCCATTGTCGAAAGCAACAAGACAGGCCAACTTCATGACCGTACGTCTTTGTTGATCGGAAAGTTCCTTCTTGCTTGTTGGGACTGTGCCACATGTAAGTTTCTCCAGGTATTATCTACAAGGTCTAGGATAACTGTTCTACAATATCCGCCCACATAACCAGTGTTAGAGCGTGTTGATCTTTGGTTGCCCCCTTGGCCGCGCGTACTGATGCCATGTGGCGACCCGCCTCTCCTCGCAACCATTTAGCCAGCTTAGTTAGCTCTGATTTGCTCTCGGCTGACTGAGCATAAGATGGATTCAGTTTCTTATCCACTAGGCTGTTACCGTAGTCCCATGCAACGGAACCGCTGCTCTCACGGGCAGGGATCATTTCAAGCAACCGCTCACGAAAACCAGCCATGTCCTTTTCTACCGATTTACGGACTTCGGCAAAAACAGCGTCGGTGCCGCTAGGTATCGCCCCGGTATCACCGACGGGGGCGGCGTAGAGCTTTGTGCCAATCCCGATCTTTTCCCAATCGACAAGCGCGTTCATGTGCCAGCCGTTAACCGCGTCACATTCGATGATGCCTATGGGCTCTTGTTCATTACTCATAACTTTATCTCCTTAGCGCTAAGTAACGTTTCACACGCTATTTACTATCACGGAACCATAAGTAGCCTGACTTTTAAGTATGGAATACTCACAGTCCGAAATTAGTTCTTTTAGTAGGTCTAAAACGGGCTCCCAGGGGTCCAGAGGAAAGGATACCGTAGGATTAGCCGTAATAGAGGCATGAATAGAGATCGTGGGCAAATCTACAGTGGGGTAGCTCGCAACTTTAATTTTAGGTCTCATTTCGATCCTCTTTTAATATACTGGGCCAGGAACCCCGGACGATTATGCTCGTTAAGAACGTGATCAATAGCCACTTTAGCCATGGCGTCCATCATCGTCTTCCATTTCTCTACTGACATTCCTAGATCGGTAGCCGCCTCTTTCTCAAGTTCAGTGGCACGGATATGTACGCGATCGAATTCTTCTCGTTGTTCAGGTTCAAATGAATCTCGACTATAGGTAAAATAATCGAAGTTGTTGAGCATGAAATCATGGAGATTATCTGCGTCGATCACTTGAATTTGTCTTTTACTGAACTGATCCACGATTTCTGCTCTTTACGTTCTTCGTTCAAGCTGAGTTGAATTTCTTCCAACTTATCTAGAGCCTGTTTTAGCTGCTGACTCTGAGCCTGTACTATAGGACGAAGATCCACAAGAGCTTTTTCTACGTACTCTACATGATTCTTCTGACGCCAGTAGTACTCGCGTTGCGACTTCAGAAGAATGTGAAGCATCGAAATGTAACCAGGATTTTCCTGAACCAGTTGGCGCATCATGGAATTCATGAACTGCGCGCCATACTCTTCGTGCCTCTTTACTCCTGCGGTAACAGTGTTACCGTACGCATCTTTTGCAGTCTTACGGTGGTGATAGTAAGCGAGCTTCTTCTGAATCACCCCTATATCACCTTCTACTAAGATTCTTAAGTGATAGTCCCAATCACCTAGAACGGGAAGTTCCTTATTGAAACACCCTATAGTCTTGCAAATAGACGCTCGGACAGTCAAGCAGATAGGAGGAAACTGATTTGCTTCCGGAAGGTTTCCGAATGTTATGTACTGGGGGACAAAACCCGGCTCCCACCCTTCTTCCACTACATATTGCCCATCCTCTATACGTTCTCTGACAATCACCTTTTCGGTTACTACTGCAGCAAAGCTCAGATTTGAGTTCAGCCAACTAGTGGTTTCCTCTAGATAATGAGGATCCCACGAATCGTCATCGTCGTGTACACAAATAAACTCACAGCCCTCGTTTAAAGCCTTCATTAGGCCGGCATTGCTGGCCGCCTCCATACCAGATGACTTCGCGCGGTTGATAACCAGGAGTCGGTTACCAAAAGCAGAACGAAGAGGGTTCAACAATTTCTCTATCTGCTCTTCTGAACCAGCATCGTTAACCAAGAACAATCGCCAGTTCTCATATTTCTGACTCAGTACTGAATTGAGGGCGCGGGCCAGCAACACTGGTCGGTTTTGCGTGCGCATGATAATGCCTACTGATCCATCACTAAGATAGGTGGGATCAGTATTTGACATAGAAGTCGGATAAAGTCTCATTTGTCAGTACCAAAATTGCCGTAGTCTGCGTTCACCCAAATGTCCGAGGCGTTCACGTGCAACTCGCCTCATCCAGTGCTTTTGATTCAGAGGTGCCATCTTATACCAATGCAGTATCGTACCCAACATCCAATTCTTGCCCGGAAGTACGTTATCGATACCGTCATCTGAAGATGGAAACTTTGGTTCTATCTGTGAATTGAAATCCGTGTGGTCGGTCAGAAAGCAATGACCTAAGCCACCTATAAGTTGTAGTTCAGTATCAGTCGGACTACAGATGACAGAAGCCACAGCGGAACGTCCAGCCTCTATAGTACAATCCTCCAGTCGAAGAGGGCCGTAATCCTCACCTGAAAAAAGAGTCCGCACTACGTCTAAGGTTCCTTCTTGAAACCACTTGAGGACCGTCTCATACTGCTCTGCCTCTTTGATATTTGTTTTTGTCAAAGGCACGTACTTCGAGTCCTGAGTCAATCTATAGTCTACTGTTGTTCCTTCATCTGAGGAGCACAGTGTTTCCAGTGTATTCACTGCCATCTGGAAATCTGATACATTGTGGGGATGATCAAATGCATTGGTGAACGCGGTTTCGATCAATCCAGCTTTATGATAATTATTGAAGGACGGGCGCCACACGCCGAAATAGAAACCCATGACCTGGGCATCTAGAGCGTGATTGATTGCCCTTTGCTGTCCACCTGTCCACCCGGTATCTACTAGAGCAGATTTGATCTGCTCGTCGTGCAATCCTTCTTGTCGCAAGAACGAAATAGTGCGCTCTTTGATCGGTTCTAGTGCGTAGTAGATCGATTCAGAATACTTGGACAGAATCGACCTCAACACCTTCATTATGCCACCATGGCCGTCTTTATGCTTGTGCTTCAGTATAGTGTCAGGAAATTCTTTTTGCAGTTCTTCTTTTAGAGAACTGTCTTTGCAACAGGTACGCTCAAAGATGCCCACTGCAGTAGTGCTGATATCAGTAGCAGTCAAATATTCTAGTAGGCGTAGACTTAAATAAGTAGGAGTGGATTCCATCAATCCACGAGTTATCTGCAGGGGTCGTCTGGAAATGTGAAGATATCTGGCCTCTACTTCAGGAGAGATCTTGGCCTCTTTCCATGCCTTATATAGCAAGTACCCGTCTCTAGCACAGAAGTATAAACGTTGCACCTCATGAACTTTGATACGGGCATTCATCCATTTTAGGAACGACACTACCAGAGGTCCACCTAAGCACTGGCCGAGGGACGTCCACTCCTGTTCATCTGTCAAGTAGGGCTTGTTGAGTGCACGTCCTTGAATGTCTAGATAGCGCTTAAGATACGAAAAAGGCAGAACATGCTGATCTAAATTTGCCCCTACTCTGCGATTAGATTCCCACCGAGTGTAGGGCACACCGCGTACTCCATAGTTGGTTGGGTTCACATAGTCTGACCAGTTGTTGTCCCCAATGTGCAGAATGCGTTCCAGATCGTAGTGCTTGGCCAGAACTTGCGGCCATATATTACCACTGGACTTCGTGTACCGGACCTCACTAGAAACCACTAATCGGGACCAACCTGAGTATCCCAGGTCAGTCAGAACCTTAACCAAGAAGTCCGAGGGCAAGTACATATCGGATACGAAGATCCACGGCTTGCCAATCTGATTTAGGTTGTGCGTCAACTGCAAAATGTCCTGGGAGGCCACAACTGAATTGCGCTCTGTTTCAAGTTCAAGAGTCTTTATCAGTTCTCTTTGATCCTCCGTAGCGAACTGAATTTCCTCATAGATTTCATTCAAAGTCACATCTTCATGATTTCTTTCCTGTGCTTTGATCCGGGCACTCTTCTCTCCCTCTTCTCGTAGAAGAGCAAATCCCTTGAAGTGGTTTCCATAGTTTTGAACAGCCTGCTTTTCCACTTCAGCAAATATGTCAGCAGGGCTATCCACTATGCGGGTTAGTGCAGTATCAAAAATATCGAAAGATACCACATCGCTATCTAATACCTGCTGCATCACCCAGTTAATGAACCGATCGTCAAGAACTTGAGGTGCATCAAATATTTTAGAGTTCATCATCTCCCTCTCGAAGGAATTCAAAAGATTTAATATCGGGTACATCATGACCTTCGAGATTAAAAAGCAATCTCCATGTTCCATCCGGTAGCTGATCGAAATGGATGAACTGCTTTTCAACATTAGGTGTTGCAAACTTGGTGATCTCAAGTGTCGTGGAGGTTTCAACCAAGTTCACCTTAACGGCACGTCTTACTTTCATTCTTCATCCCAGCGAAGTGCGTCGTACTGACCTGTGAAAACTTTCCATGCAATTTTGAACCGGGTAATCAGTCGATAACCTGGAAATCCGAGTGGTCGACAAGCTACCCAACTTCCCTCTGACTTTTTTCTATAGGCATCCCACCTGCGTATTTCATCAGCCCAAAATACATTAGGAACTCCATTACTGTTTTTCATGATTAGCCTTTGCGTACGCAAATGATTTATCAAGAAGGGACTCTACCGCACTAGGCATCTTTTTACCGGTCAGTCTGTACGCAACAGCTTCTGCAAAAAGCTCCTTGTAAGACTTGGTGGAATATTCAGTTATCAGAGGAGCAAGATCTTTCTTGTTCAAACCCCTGAGGGGCCATACGCCTTTGATTTCGTCTTTATAGTCTGCCTCAAACAAGATGTCCAGTTCTTTAACCGTGACTCCGTGCTGCTGACTAATGTTCTTCAAAATCAACTTGTAGATCAACGTATCTTCTTCACTCAAATTGGACTTGAATGCAGAGGGCGGATCCTCCTGAGAAAGAAGACCGTCTAGCAGTTCTTGGCTCTTCTCTTTCTTGATAGAGGTTACTGCAATAGTGGTGTTGTAAAGTTGAACCCACTGTGCGTTCAACTTCTTACCAGTAACGTATTCATAGTGGAGGTGATGACCTAGCTCATGAAAGATTACATACGTCCACTCACTACTGGGCATGATCTCCGGACGAATATGAAATCTGTGCGGGCTCTTTTCTGGGTTCTTAGACCGTCGGTACATTCCAGCGTACTTCTCGCCATTTGCAGGTACGATTTCCCATATGCAGGTTTGCACGTCGGCTAAGAATCCTAGCTTATTTCGTTCCAACACCTTTGCAGCTTTATCAAAAGCTGCCATCAACTCTTTCTTAGATTCGTCGCTAGGACTGTAAAACCAATATAGTGGTCCAAAAAAATCATGAGTCCTTCGGCCGCGATACAGAACTGAAATGTCATGGCCGTAGGCTTTTCCTGGATGAGGATCCGCGCCTAGATTTACTATAATGTTCTTGATAGGCACTTCAACGGTGAACCGTCGGGCCTTAAGGTGGCAGTCTTTTTCTACCACGCCTGTAGCTATACCCTTGCTGACAGATTCTACTTTGAATAGAAAGGTCTTTTTCTTGTTATCTGATCCGTCATGGCCCACTACATAATCATTTTTACTGACGCTTTGCATTCCATAACTCCTAAAGAAAAAGCCTGCAGGGATTGACTCTCTGCAGGCCTCAGGGTGACCGCTGCTTACTGACTAGGAGTCACATTCTGTACTTCAACTGTCCCAAGCGAAAGAATGTCTGTATCACCTGGCCAAGACTGCTCCCCTATAAGGTTGAGGGGGCCAGCTTGTAGTCTATTCAACTCTTCTACACTATTCGGAGCTTGTACAACCTGCATCGGGGGAACAAAGGGTTCTTCCTCTTCCGTTAGTGGATCATTTCCTAGCAGATTAGGCATGTAGTTCGGCATTTCTATTCCAGATGCAAAATCTTCTGCCGGGTTATGAATATGAGCCTGAGCTTCTTCTTCAGAAATGAGTGGGGACTTGTCAGTCGTTACTATTACTGAACCGTACATGTGTCCGTACACAATTTCTGGAAACACCCCAATATAGGCATCCCACGCCACTGCGTCTTGATACGTACCAGAATTGATGGTCCAAGCCTCTACGATTGCACGATCATCATCCGGAATGAATACGTCCTTCAACGCCTGCAGGGTGACTCGATTCTGCAACTGGAATGTCAACTTGTGCTTAGTCATGTTCATTCCATCATTGGGTTCTTGAGAACAGGAAACCAATGCAGCTTGTAGTTCATCTGAAGTTAGGGCAGCTTCAAGGCCCTCCGTCATGATGAACTGAATTACTTCAGGTTCGGATTCTCGACCAAATACGTCGCTGTCATCTGATAGGAAATCTGCGAGAGTCTTGGTCTTAAGTGGATTAGTCTCCTCCACCTTCAACTCTTGGGCTACTACTTGTTCGGTACTAATGGGTGTCAGAGTAATCGAGCCTTCTTCCTCTTCGTCATCGTCCTGATCTTCAGGATCTAGAGCATCACCTTCACCTTCATAATCTTCTTCATTGAAGACAATGAGATTTTCCAATTTGTTCTCCAACTCAGGATCTACGTTCCAGAATTGATGAACTTTCAGAAAGGATTCTACAGTGCGACTATAGACATTCCCGTCTTCATTCGAATAGACGATTTGAATGGGGGCCATTGCCTGCTGCTTAGCACTCAAAGTGGTGTTGGTAATCCACAAGACCTTAACCTGTTTGCCATCTTGTTTCAGCCATACGGAACCAGGCGTTAGAAGGGAAAGAGCTTCTTCATTCATTTTATTTTCCTAGGAAAGTTTTAAACAAGGTTTGCGCAACCTATCCATTATTTACTATCGACTTCTTTGATCTGTCGGGGCATTACTGAGAGGTCAATGTAGGTAGAACCAGTCACGAAGATGGACCAGCATTGTCGACCATGAGGCTTTTCGTTCTCTTGAGGGCGAATAATTTTCGTCCACGAATTTTTGTTAAACGCTTTGACGATATTCTGAATTCCTATAGCTAGCAATTCGGCCTCTACTGCGTCTTCAGTCCACGGTACTGCGATCAAATCTATGTCACGAGCCAGGCTACCGTGCAGCCCAACTGCGTATCCAAATTTCTTCGCCACTGCTCGAATGGGGTTGATCAGTTCGTTATATGCCCTGACACATTCCACAGCTTGCAGAATTGAGTAAGATACGACCTCCGTATGCCCTTCACGGGCCTTCACCTTGATTTTGCACTGTTCGTCAGTCAGCCCAAATTCCTCTGCGTAAGGATTCATTTGTTCGGCACCTTATTGATGTTGAACGCTTGAGCCGTTAGATCAGCCAGTGCATGGTGGTTCCTTGCACACAATGAATATTGGTTCATCCAATCGCTGATAATTTTCAGAGCTTGTTCTTTGGGGTAGTTCTGCACATCCAGCATCTTAAGTTTCGGACAGTCTGCAAGCAGTTCAGGATCAACGTCTACTGTTTGTTTCGTCGGGACAACAGGATCCGGAGCATGCGGAACAACCGGTTGGCTTCCGCAGGCAGCCAGTAGGAATGAAGTAACAAGTAAGCAAATAACATATGCGTAGGTTCTCATTTTTGGTCTCCTATAGAATTAGAGGGATCAGCTTGGATTAGTTCATTTATTTCTTGAACCATTTGAATGTCGAAACCGCAAGACTGAGCGGACTGTGGGCTCGACTGTGCGTACTGCTCTGCAATTTTTGTACGAGCCTGAACGAGTTGTGCCTGTAGACTACGATTCTGAAACGTGGCCTTGAAGGAGTCTGCCTCTATGTCTGCAATCTTCTTGTTGTTGGCCTGGACCTGCGCGTTCTCGTCGTCTACCATCTTATTGATAGTTTTTTGCTGAACGTTCCAAGCCTCTTGATACCCGGCCTCACGACCTACGGAATGTCCCCACTCAAATACGCCAAACAATACTGCAAAGAAAGCTGCAGCAATCAATATATATCTTCCAACTGAACTAGCTAAGAATGCGAGCATTTGGCTCTCCTAAAAGTAATCTCTTTTGATATCGTCTAATATTCTTTGCGGGCAATTCATTGGATCCCATAAGATGACTCCTGCTTTCTTGGCAGCTTTAGTGGGCTCTTTATGGTCCTTGAACTTCAGATACGGAGAACCTTTCATACTCCACAGCTTTAATACCTGGATCTTAAACCAAGGTTCGATTAAGGGTTTTATTCTCTTGGTGGCGGATATCCCGGCCCCATCTCCGTCGAACATCAGAAGAACTCTGTCGATACCAGCGGCTTCTAGTAGTTTGGCTTTTGAATCCGACCAGCTCTGAGTTCCAAAAATACATACTGCGGGAATTCCATTCAGGATCAATCGCAACGCGTCTCTCTGGCCCTCTACTAGAACTATTGTCTTTGATCTCAGTTCTTCTGCCATCTGTACTGCATAGTCAAAAGGCCATAGGCCATGAGACTTTGACCAGCCCCTAGAGCCACTCTTCTTTGCCAAGAGGTAAGAGGGTACACTGGGGTCCTCACTCTTCTTCAAGCGCGCTAAGAAGTATCCTTCTTGCTCTCCGTTTACCCTGACGGGAAAGTACAGCATTTTCTCATCTGCAAGCCCCCAATCATACTGTCGCCTGCATAGCTTACCTCCGAGCTTTATAAGTAAGTTCGTTGGTATAGTTCTCCATTTCTTATTCCGGGGCAAGGCCCAAGTTTTGCCTTTAAATGGTACGTACTTGCAATCCTGAACTAGATCATTCTCAAGACGACCCATAAGAAGGTCCATGGAATGTTGCTCAGTTGGCTTGGTCTTACCGTAAGGCTGCAAGTTCAACTTAGGGGCCAAGTCATTCCAAGAAGCTTCGTGTCCGCACGCGAAGCACCTGAAATACCCAGGCGCGTATCCGGGACTAGTGTTTATGGAACCGGATGGCGTATTCTCCGAGTGGAAGGGGCATATAATAAGTGTCCTTCCACTTGTTTCCACCTTGCGTCCTGAGTACTGAGCAAGTTGAGATAAAACAAAATCTAAATTATTAGCCTGAGTGAGCGGGTCGATTGCCATTTGTGACCTGCAGTTGTGGAAGTTCAGCTTCCTTATACAAAAAATTCTCTAGTGCACAAAACGCCTTGAGTACTCCGTCTGGACCTTGAAACTGTTTTGTCCACCCCCACCACTTAGAGCACAGTGCCTGACCGTATAAAAACAAAGGTCGATCCTGTAAGACAGGAAAACGATAGAATACGTACCTGGGAAAGTCGTGAGCTCGTACGTCATTTATGAACCATTCATCTGTGGTCCAGACCAAGCGGACCCCAAAGTTCTCAGTGTCGTACACTCCGTACACATATACATCTCTCCACTGAGCAAGGACTGCAATGTGCCCATGTTCACCTGTATTTACTATAGTAGACACAAAGGCTTGACTGCTTGGAACTGCCTTTAGTTCTTTCTGTACGGCATTGAATTTGTATAGTTGTCGCGCGCCTTCATATTGAGACTCCATCTGGGGGAGCCACTCACTCATCAAGTCATTGGCCTTTGAACTAAATTCATAATTAGAGGCCGTAAGAATGAGGAATGATTTTTGCCTAGAGGGGACATGGAAAGTTGAGGACGAAACCTCTCCCTTTCCTACTATTGTGTAGTAGCCCCTAAACTTATGAGGGGTATGGTGACCTTCAAAAACGAAGGGTGGACCTTGTATAAACTGGGGAAAGTCTTTTTGGGGAGTTGTTGCAGACAGGCATAGAGAGCCATACACTTCGGACATTTTAACCTCTAGGGTTGTGGTTTCCTAACTAGGAAACGCAGTACCGCCGAACTGATAAGCTAGTTCGACAGGATAGTCAAGTTCACAGTTTTGTAAAACCGCTTTCACTGGGAAAGTTCCTACTTCACAGAGTCGCTATTGCTAAACTTTCCATAGGCGTAAATTCGGGATCGGTCAGCCCCTAATAAATTTTGAACTAAGCTAAACCTCTAGCTAATATATTCAAAGATGCATTCTTATCTGCGTTCAGTGTGAAATTGCATTCCACACATTTGAATCTCGCTTGGCTTTTGCGATTTTCCCTTGAAACCGAACCACAGTCAGAGCAGGTTCTTAAATGCTTTGTCTAGATCTACTCTGGCCTGCACTAAGGAGTTGGCATCTACCTCCTTGAGGAATTCGAATTTCTCCTTTAGTTCTTTCTCCGTAGGAACTGGCAGTTCGTTCTTGCCTTGTTTCCATCTTTTGTGATTTTCTTGTCGAAGGGCAAGAAGTTCATTGTATATCTTTCTCCTGCATCCTATGTTCTTCCGAAACAATTCTTCCTGTTCAGAAGTTGGGTATAGTCGGAAAATAATTGAAAGGTGATTAAGTTCCATAAACAGTTCCCCCAAAATTATAGGCCAGTTCTGCTGGGTACTCTATATGACAATTCTGCAGGACGGAGACTATCCTTAATGGCAACTGCAAGGCGGGTTCGTACGTGGAGAACACCTGAGTGGACCACACCTCCCGCTCGAATGATGGGTAGTCCGAACCCCATTCATTGGTCTTGAATTTTGCCAAGGTGATTTGCCAGTTCCAACCTTTAGTGTTAGTTATAGGTATCAAACACAAGGAGTAAAGATGCGGGCCGTCTCCTTGTGTTTGATCGACTATCATGTAATCGTAGTCACTCAGTTTGTCGTAGTGGTACTTTAAGTTGCCCTTATGATCTTCATCCATTCTAGTTGTCCAAAACCTTCAATGCTTCGACGATCTGCTTGTCGAGATCCTTGACGCCTAAGATTGGATAGTGCTCTTGTAGATAGCTGCGCACCTTCTTGTTACGCCAGGGTTCGAAGATCTTATCAATAACTTCCTTCTTAGTTCCCTCTAGTTGACCTAGGGCGTCGATGTCATCTACCGTCTTCAGTAGGATTCTAATGAGATCTGGAATCGACCAGTCCCAGTCCGATTCGTTGTCTGAAGAGGCCCCTATGCCTATCTCAATCTCTGGTTCTATGGTGAACTTGATCTTGAATTCTTTGAGATATTTTTCTGCCACCCCATACGTTGCCTGATACTGCAAGATGTGGATGAATGGAATCACGAACTCGTAGGGCACTTGTTTATACAGTGCATCGTGCACTGCACGAGAACAATGAACACGAAATCTTTTCCAGGTGGACTCCTGGATACCCAGCATCTTCTTCAACTTGGGTAATTCTTTATAGTAAGTTTCGACAATCAATCGATCAGAGGCGACCCCGACCTCTGAGGCGAACCCTTGAATAGGAGCATTAACTGATCGACGTACTTGAGAACCTTGATTTTCCCTGTCCGTGTACATCATGCCAAACAAGTGACGGACTCGACCATTTGGAGAGTAGGAGTAGAAGTGCTCTTTCACACAGGCCTGAGTTCGATCAATCCACTGCTTGCCCTTCTTGAACTCATTGAACATCTTGTCCATAATGCCCTGTGCGTATTCAGAGCGATCTTCTTGATACAGAGTATTGAGGCGATGATCTAACTCTTCCATCTCTTCATTGATCTTCTTAAGACGGATCTTCATTTCCTTCTCCGTCTTCGGAGCTTCTTTAACCTCAGACATTACGCAGCCTTTTTCAGTGCCAGTTGGAGCTCAAGTTTTTCGTTATATAGTTCAGACAACTTCTCGCGAATTTCTTCAATCTCGTTCTGTTTGGTATCTTCACCGAGTGATTTTGCAGATTTACCATAAAGTAAGCCGAAAACCACCGCCTTGATAGCGTGGCGAAGTGGGTGCGACTTATCCACAATCTTATTGAAGATCCGCTTCACGTTAAGCAAGTGGACGTCTCCCTCCGTCTTGATCTTCTTTTTCAGCTCTTCGCTTGGGTTTGCTACGTACTCTTTACGAAGTGCCTGCCCGACCTTGAATACTGAGGCCAATGCAGTATCACCAGAAGCTACAGACCACATACGAACTTCGTGAGCACTGTAGTCGAACTGGATCGGTATAAGCCCTTTCATTGCAGGCATCGACCGCTTAATGGCCTTGGCGGTCTTACCACGAGAAGGGATCTGTTGCAGGTTAGGTTTATTAGATCCGAGTCGTCCAGTATCGACAATAAAGTACGCAGCACGCAGACACAGATCAGTCATAGCGTCTACATTGGTGGTCAGAATCTTTCGCCACCCCTTAACGTAGGTACTAATCAGCTTAGTAAGACCTTGGTGCTCCCCAAATAGAGCAACGATCTTGTTCGTGTCTTTGTAGTGGGCAATAAAATCTTTGTCGATAGCGTCATCTCCGTTCTTGGTCTTGGATACGGGCTCCAACTCCATGACGTCGATGAACAACCTTTTCTTGTGATCTGGCTTACTAAGCTTGAAGATCCAGTTAATGGCCTTTCCTACTTTGCTGCCAAACAAAGAACCTGCCTTGAATCCTGTAGTACTCAATAACCTCTTGTTAGCTTCTTGAACTTCTGGGTACTCGAACATCTGCTTTTCAATACGCTTCACCTCAGCACGCATTGGAGATTCTTTCGATAGCAAATGCCGTAGATACTTGATATCGATGAAGGATCCATCTTGTCGCATGTGGGACATGGCGTGAGCGGCGTCCGACATCTGGTGCATCATATGGCGCACGAAATATGGCTTATAGGATCGACCTTCGATCTCCATGTGGGCCGCTCGCGCAATCTCTTGCGTACGTATATGAAGCAAACTAACTACGTCCATAGCCATGTACTCGCAGGCTTCTGGAGTGGAAGGATCAATCGCACCTATTGAACCTCGTTCAGCTTTACCAAACTTGGCTGTCAAGTAATGATCATTTCCATAGCTGCACAGAGTTGGAGACAAACCACCATAGGTACTGAGCTTCCCCGATTTCTCGTCTACTACTGATGATATATCATTCAACAGAGAGGACACGTTCTCATCTAATAGGTGTTCCGCGAAGATGATTTCCCATACCTTAAGCCAGATGATGGGGATCTTCAATTCTTGGCGAATAACATGAAGGTCAAACATGTACCCGTTAAACGTCACTAAGGTTGGACCTTCCTTAGCAGAGAATCGAGCTCGTAGCTGCTGCTTTATGTAGCGGCGCTCTTCAGAATTCCAGTGGGCTAGTGGATGGTCTACTGCTAAGATGTAGCCTGCTTCTGGATTATGATTCGTGGCGAACTGAATCGTGTAGATCTTATTGTGTAGTACGGATAGATTCTTTGTTTCTGTGTCTATTGCGCACTCTTCGGCAGTATCGAACCTCTTCATGAGTCGATCGAACTGCTCTAAGGTCTTTATGTACCTAGGGTCTAACTTGATCTGCGATAGATCATGAGGGTTGCGCCCAAGCATTAGGTACGCAAGGTGCCTAGAAAAATAACCCAGAAGATTAGACGCGTGTCCATGATTCTCTAACAAGCGCACGAAATCTACTGAAGAGGTGACCTTTATCCGACCACCTTCAGGCCCTTTAATATTGTGAATCCAGCCCCGCTTGTACTGCACATTCTTGATATCTGGGTACAAGGCAATCATTGCATTGTCCCCCGACACCATAATATGCGTAGGCTTTAGTTTTTTGATCAGAAGATGAACACGTTCTGCAAACTGGGCCTCTGCATCTGTGCGACGAGATCCCTTCAGATGCATGTGCTTATAAGCGTGAAAGTTAGCAACAGCACATGAAAATTGTGGCGTTTGATTATCGGTGTACTTGTTTGCCGTCTGGCGCGCATACTTGAAGACGTTTTTAAACGTCTTGCCAACCTCTCCGGATAGAAGTTCGCGCTCATTCAGATCTCTAGAATCGACTGTTTGAAAAATGACTAAGAGGCGTCGATTACTGGAAGACCAGTCGTGATCTCTTTTTAGAACCAGTCCGTACGGGTCTCTATCCTCTGGAATGAACGAGGGATCAAAGCGAAATTCTGATTCTAGCACTATGAACCTCAACTAGTTTTTTAACAACTATATTTACTGAAATCAACATAGGCTGGCTTTCACAAAATGTGCGAAGTCTCTAAGAGCCGATTCCAGATGATATTCTTTCATCCTCTTACCGAACTCTGTGTACATCGGGGCCTCTCTAAGGAATTTTGCATTCTTATCCAGAGTTTCTTGAAGTTGGCTAGTCTTCATCTCACGTAGGGGAGTTCCGAATTCGTCGAATAGACCTAGCAGAAGTTGTCGACCCTCTTCAGAATAGATGGCCATCAAGTCCGCGTCTCTCATACACATTTCGAGAAAATCAGTGGGCTCTCGTTCGAACCCCGAGGATCCATTGAACTGAGTGCAGCGAATAAGACGTTCTACAATTGCGACCTGATCTTCCGTCATTCCATACTCAAAACTTTTGCGCACTCTAGGCAAGATCTTCACAGCTCGTTCAATGTTACTCGCGTCGTCGCTTTTCCCACCTGAATGATTATGATCATGAAAAAGAGAGGCCAAGCCCAGGCAAGTCAACTCCGTGTCACATAGTTCTGCCTCGGGTTCATTCACAGCACAGGCATAAGACCAGTACACGTGCTGAAGTTCATGATCATAATTGTGGTATGGATTGAGAATGTGGTAGCCAGATCGCGCAATCATAACCAGTGGAGTACAGACCTCCCCCAGTAGATATTCAAGAATATCCAATGCCTCTTCAGAGGGGCAAAAGACCTCTTCTACTGCAATGTTCGTCATTTCTGAGATGGTATACATTAGCGCACCTTATCCTTTTTCAAATATACGATCTTGCCGGTGTTTGGCATAACCTGTACCGCTCGATCGTCATAGAGCTGAATCATTCCGGGATCTTTGATACAGGTAATCTCTAGTCGGTGGCCGAGGTGCTCTTCTGTCCAATCCTCTATGAACTTAATCTCTTCGTGGTTGGCGTTGTGGGCACGAGCAGTAAAAATCTTAACGGTGTATCCTTTGGCAATCATGGCCTGGACTCGGCGAACCATCAGCTTTACAGGTTTCCCGATGTGATCAGCTCCCCTCCAATGATCATAATGAGCAAGGGTTCCATCAAGGTCGACACCTATCCAAGATTTAGCATGCAGATGCTGAGCCATGTTATCTCCTCTCTAACAACCTGGAATGTTAGGTACAGCTTCAATATAGGGGAAGTCCTGCATTAACATGCTCTTGTCCACAAAGTTCATGTAAAAGATGACTCTAAGGTCATGGTACAGATTGAACCATAAGTCCATCATATGTCCTTCCTATTGGGTAGCGTGCTGAATGCGAAGTGGTACGGCCTATCGTTCAATTTCCTTCATAACCCAAGTTCTGCACGCTCTTCTGGCGTCAACTTAGAAAGCGCTTGAGCTCGTAACGACTGGCCTTCTGTATACATTGGAACAGGACCGTCAGACTGGAGTGGAAAGTACTCACCTTGGATAACCAGGAATTTGCATGTTTTTATGCGCCCGGTTCCACCGTACCAACCTTGACCCTTAGCGCATGTTTCGGCTGCCTGCTTGTCTACGGCGAATCCAACAATTTTTCCTAGGGTACCCCATTCATCTATAGTGGAATATATAGAAAACCCATCTACAATTTCGTACATAGTGAGCTCCGTTAATCTTTGTTGAGGAGGATATCGAGAAAGTAATCTACACCTCTATCAAAATCCGTGTAGTTGTCAAAGTCTCTCGACTGTTCGAGGTGTAGATGTAAAGATTCTAAGGTCTCTGTTTTGTCTTCTAACGAAGTTCTTGCGTAGTTCAAGCCCCTATAAAAGGCCATCATCTTTTGCTTTTCAAGAATGAGTTGCGCGATATAGGCCAAAGCTGAGGTCAAAGCCACTGCCAATAACAGAATTATGGAAATCATTACTACCTCAACTGTTCGTTCTTGACCATAAGATCAAGGTGTACTTGAGCTTGGGCCCTTGCATCGGAAAGAGCGTCATGCTTTGTTCCACCTTCGGGATAGGTCACCGGACCAAACCAATCAATCATAGATCGAAAGCACCTGGTATTCTTGTAATGCCAAGGTACTTCTGGAAAGAGACTGCTAAGTATTGCTATGTCAAAATTTGCCCCATTGGAAATAACTTTGGCCCCCAGTGCGGGATCATCTCCTGCAGACCAGTCTTGAACAGGGTCATCCACGTCCTCTCGCCAGAACTCAAAGAACTCGTCAACCATTTCTTCTACTGATAGACGAGTTCGATCTTTAGCCAGAGATTGACGGGCCTCTTCACTCTGCTTCAACCACCAATTAAGGGTTTGTTGTTGAGGCAAACGGCCGGCCCTAAACTGTTCGTCAAGATTGAAGAACCGGTGGAAACAACCATAGATGCCATTCTTATAGGAGTAGGTTACAGCGCCTAAGCTGATTACAGGGCACGTTGGATTAATACCAAGAGTTTCCAGGTCAATCATGCACCAAGTTGACATCTTGCCTCCTGAAATAGAAAAGGGATTGTGTGACCCTTATTTACAAGTCACACAATCCCTCAATTTAGTGTAGCGTCTTAGGAGTTTCCGGTACTATTTTGCCTTCCCCTGATTCTTTTTCCAGAGCTTCGTCTAGTTCAGAAGTATCTACTGGTTCCTGTTTTTCTGATTCTTCATCGTCATGCAACAGCAGGGCGGGTCCCGACTGTAGTTCATAGACATGAAGTAGCTCCTGTTCTTCATCTATGGCCTCTTCGGGGTCCACTCCGTCTTCTTCCATTTGTTTCAGAACTTCATCTGGGATATCTTCAATATCCGGCCCTTCCCAGTGAAGTTTTCTGAAGATCAAAGATCGTTGAGTTTCAGGGTTAGGAACAAACCACATAATGAAGTCCCCCATCTTGTCGACAAAGACCTCGATGATGAACTTATTGATGAACAGTTCGTCCTGTACTTCGGAACGGGCCCTCAAGAGTTTCCTATTCCTAGGACTCATTTCAGACGCACCTGCCACAAAGGGGCTGTACTGTAGTGCTCTTTGAAATTCTTTATCGTACGTAATAGGGTCATCTATGTCCACAAGTACGAAAATTCTATCTGGTTGTCTGAAAGAGGAATGCGACATAGCTGGTCCCTGTAATATGTGATAACAACTATACTCTATTATTTACTATTCGCCGTGTTCACCTTCACCTGCAGCGTGCTCAAGAAGGGCATCTTCTAGGCCTTCACCTATAGACTCGACGAAGTGGTGAACTACATGACCGCCGTGGTATCCTCTCATCTTCTTAAATGCGTGAACTAGAGCAGTGGCACCTACGCCCGCACCTAAGTGCACAACTAGACCTCCAGGTAGTGCTGCTACAGAAGTGGCTAGCGCTACTTTTCCCAGACCTTTCAAGGCTTTCTTATGTTCAGGGTCTAGCGGCTGTCCTTGGGCGAGAGCTTTCAGTCCTGAAGTGGCAGGTTTTATGTCTTTGAAAGAACGGTTGAGGATCTCCACAACATGACCCGCAGATTTCTTTATATGAGAGGCTATTGATTGCTTTGTTTCAGATTTGGATTCTTCGACGTTCTCAACACCCTCAACGATCCCATCAACAAAGACCTCGAGATCATCTTTGTTTTTATTCTTCTCTTTATGCTCTTTGAATTTATCGATAGCATAGTGGACAGCATGAGTTCCCACATGCTTTAGAACTTTCCCTAAATGGGGATCTCCCACTAAGTGAGAGGACGCAACCTTCAAGGCCACTCCACCTAGTTCATGTAGAACTTCTTTGTGCTCTTCGTCTAGTTTCTTGCCTGTAGCCAAGTGTTTAAGCGCAGAAGCTGCAGCGTTCATCTTGGGGAACGCTTTCTTGATCTTGCTAGCAACTTCAGGCACGGCCTTACGCAAGGACGATGCTAGGGCCTTGCGTTCTTCGGTAGAGGCCGGGCCTTGATTGGATTCTTCGTCGTCTTGGTCTATATGTTCCTTGGCGTATTTTGAGTTCGGGTGCTGCTCAACGTATTCTTTCTTTTGTTCCGAAGTCATCTGATCCCACCAGTCTTCACTGGCGAAAAGTCGTGTGCTAGCATTCGTGCGCATCTCATTGTCCTATTAAAGTACTATCAACTTATGTTATAAAATTGAGTACAGACAAAAAGAAAGGGCGAACGGTTGCCCGGACGCCCTATAATAACAACTTCGGAGGAAACTATGTGTGCTCTATTATTTTGACTCCAAAATCTTTTAGAGCCATTTCACAACTTGGACAAGGCTTGGCATTCAGGTACGCGCCTTTGCTATTCATTCGGACAACCACTATCTTGTGTACTGTCTTTCCCTTGGCCTTGACCAAAGCATCTATCTCAGCATGAATGTAGATCTTGTATGGAACTCCAGCCTTAACCGCGTAGCTCTGCTGCAACGGATGAGTTTTTATATACGAATTCTTTCCAACTGATATCAGCCTACCCCTCTTGTCATACGCTAGGGCTGTTATGTTTTGCTTAGAAGTCATTTGGAGAAATAGAAATGGACCATCACTCTAGACAATGATTGCCCGATCACCTTAACCCTTTGGAAAGGTTCTAAAGGATGGCCCATGTTCGACTTTACTAACTCTTTGGTGGGTCCCAGCAGGACTTGAACCTGCGACCCTTTTCGTTTGTGTGTCTAATCTGCCATAAGACACGGATGGTGGGCGCGGTCGGATTCGAACCGACGGCGGGATTTCTCCACCCGGTTATGAGCCGGGAGCCTGCAACCACACGGCTTCACGCCCTACTTTCTAAGAATGAACTACATTACTTATTTACTAGTTCGTTGTTCCAGAACAGGTTCTCCTGAATCAAAGGATAATACAGGAATACCATCCTCCCATGATTCATATCCCTCTACCGGAACAACGTCAGGACGTACAATCCACTCGTACCCGAACAACTCAAAGTCCTTTTTGTACACCTTCTGAACAGTAGCCAAGGAGTCTAAAGACAAGTTCAGATCCGACTCTTCGTCTTTCGTATTCATTGCTGGAACATTTTGAGCACCAAAATCGAACCCAACTAGCTCTTGAACTTTCAGAAGATCTTCTTTCAGAGATTCATACTTACCAATAAAGTCGGCTTGCAGTTCATCACCTGAATAGAAGAAATAATGCTGAGGACAAAAATGAGAAAACCTCCAGTCAAATCTCAAATTCATAGGTGTAAGCATGAACTTCACAAAATCATTCACGTCCAAAGACGCTATGTTCCAGCTGTCCTTGAAGATGTCATAGAATTCGCGATATGAAGATTTGAATCTACTTAGAGGGTCTCTCACGAACCCAAAAGCGAAGTGATCTTCTATAGTGTTCTTAATCGATTCTGGAAGGTCGTCGTACGGAAGATGTGGCAAGTTATAAGTACGACCTCGCTCTTTAAGAATACCCAACCTCCAAAAGTTTACTGGATAGTCATGGTATTCTTTGAGGAGAGTTCGAATGGAAGTCCCTGCAACTTTAGGATTGTGTAAAAAACACAACTTATGTTTTTGACTGATAATCATTTCCGTACTTCACTCTACAGGGAACATCCATTAAAATTACATCGAAGTGTCGTTATTGCCAGAACGGATGCTGAATGCACCGGGGTTCTTACGGAGGAAAGACGCATCAAGACGCCTTTCCTCTTTTTCTGGAGTCATGCTGTAATCAGCCACTAGAACGTTAGTGTCGGTACGCCAGGCGCTAACTCGTTGATCTCGGGGCAGCTTATTGTGCATACGAGCTTCTTTAGTACGATGACTGTGAGTCTTTGGCAAGGACTTGATATGTTGAGCAGGTTTGGCGCCCGCCACTTCTTTCGCCTCCAGGTAGATTTGACGACCTTTAGATACTTGATCGCCCCCTACTTGATGATACTTGTGATTCACAATGTCCGTGCCTTGCTGACGAAGTTCACGACGAAGGGCCTTACATTTCTTTGCGTTCATAGTTTCTCCATAGATAATAGTTCATCAAGACGGCCTTTCATGTAGGCGTTATACAGAGCATCTGCTAGTACAGGAACATCCCATTCTCGCTTGTTAATGAAAGAAGCTGCGATCATGTTAGCTTCTTGCATCGCCCACCCTGGAATTCCATTGAAGGTCCCGTCTGGACGAGAGTGGAATCCTTCTGGCATATCTTGGTTCATCTTTCTTCCTGATAATGTACAGGCCACGCCATGCTGCATCATGGCGCAGTCTGGACACTAAGCAACAGAGGGGAATCTTAGATCCAGATGCTGACACTCTACTACTGCACATTTCTATGCAGAGCGCACCCAGTTGCACCTGTCAGCTTCGGACATCCCTATCAGCGACAGCTTCATCGAAGACTTCAAGCTCAGGGAGGCGGAGGAGGGAGCTTGAATGCGGAACGTTGGTTGCTTAGATTCTTGGCTCTAAGCTTTAGATGTTAGGCACCAAGATGCCTGGCCTGGACCAAACCAATAGAGGGGGAGGAGGGAGCTAGCTTGGTTCAGGTAATTACTTATCGAATAATTCTACTCGTGCGTTCAATATTGCCAAGAGCTTTTCCATATGCATATACTGTGCTTGTAGCAACTTGAGATGCTCAACGGGCACTGTTTCCGCAAAAGAGGTTTGCATAAAGTTGCACAGCTTGCATACGCGGTCATGTAGCTCGTCTCGTTCCTGTATTACACGCCACTGCCATGCTTCGTATTTCATAATCATTTCTTTTCAATTATTTACTAGTCTTGGTCCTCTACTTCGTCTAATTGTTCTTGGTATTGGTCAAGAGCTTTTCTTTCTTGCAGAGTAAGCCTCTCAATCTTGAACCAAGAATGACGACGTGGATTACCACAACTAGGGCATGAACATGGATGAGGAGTATGAACGACCTTGCCCAACTGAGTACCGTCCATCTCCGTAGGACAAGAAGAAAGATACCCATGAGAAGGAGACCCATAACCCCAATAATGGCGCCTACGATGTTTGAGTCGTTGCACATGGTGGCGACGAACTGCTCGTTTCGAATTTTTCATTTGCATTCCTCTGCACCCATGCAGCAGGAGGTCCTTGCTGTCCATAGTGCAACGTGAATGCAATCATTTTCTGCGTATCTCTTGTCAAAGACTTACTATCATTCATCTAAGTCTACCTCATATCACTGAACAGTTTTGCCGTTTTCGTCTACTGTTCATTTATCTGGCAGTACACCCGGAGGGGCAACCACTACGAAATCCCAACCACCTTCAGCTTCGAGCTTTATATATTCTAGGAAAGATATCCGTCTCCAGATATTTAAGGATTGCGGACTTACATAATAGGTGATCGTTTGCGACGCAGGATTATCATTCATCTAAATCCACTTCATATCGCTGAATAGTTTTCCCATTCTCGTCTACTGTAGCCACTGTAACACCGTAACCCCACAAGTAGAACAGATGCTCAGATGCAGCCTGGGCAGTCTTGTCCTTAAGTAGAACGTTCTTTGTGGTCCGGTGTTCTACCATGAGACGTCGATCGCCCTTCATATTGGCCTTGACGACCATCATGTTAGGAATCTTGTTCTCTAGTCGATATTGATCAGACATCATAGAACGAATCTTTCTGTAGCCGTCTTCGTTATGAATGGAACTTACGAGGTAATGATCTTCATCTGCGTCGTCCGTAAGGCTGAACATTCTGAAGTCGCGCATGACCTTAGGACTCAGGTATTGGAGGATAAACGACTCGTCTCGGAAGTTCTGCATAGCGTACAGACATTCGGTCCTCCAGTCTTTACCCACCAGATCGGGGAACCACTCACGATCTTCATCTGTCGGGTTCTCACACATGCGCTGGATATCTTTATAGATGGCGAATCCAAGTGCATACGGATTGATGTTCGGAGACATTGGTTGTTGATACAAGACCTGTGAATGTGACGTCATACATTCAAGAAGCGCACCTTCTGAAATTCGTCCTTGTTCATAAAGACGATTCAAGATATAGTGATGCGTGAAAGTAGCCCAACCCTCATTGACGACCTGAGTCTGCATCTGTGGATAGAAATACTGCTGAATCGTCCGGACAATGTGAAGTATTTCACGTTGCCAAGGCTTCAAGTTCGGCGCCCTCTTCTCCAAGAAGTACAGAAGATTCTCTTCGGGTTCTGCCAAAGTGCCGTCGTCCCCTGCGTCAGCACCTACCACAATTCGTTCTTGATGGGGGATCAGGTCATCGAACTGAGTTCGTTCCGCTTCTAGGGCTTCCAACAACTTATTACGACGATCTTGCTCTTGCGATTCTGACAGTGGAGACTTGCGCTTACGACGATCAAAGGACATGTAGGCCAGTGCGTGGGCAGAGTCCAGAATTTCTTCCACTTCATCTAGGCCGTAACGTTCTTCGCACTGACGGATGTATTTCTTTGCAAAGATGAGATAGTCTACTACTGCAGTAGGATCGGTCCAGTGTTTGAACAGATAATTCATATTGAACACGGAGTTATGACCCACAGATGCATGGGCGATAACAAGTGCCTGCATTGCAGCACTGTTCTCTTCCATGCAGTAAGCGATACAAGGATCGGTGTTGATCACGATCTCGTAGGCCAACCCCATTTGCCCACCTCGGTAAGCCTGCTTCTGTTGCAAATACGACTTACCGTAAGACCAGTGATCATAGTGGATAGGCATCCCATGACTAGTGTACGCTTCAATCATTTGATCCGCAGTAATGACCTCAACTTGATTGCGCATTAACTGCAGTCCAAGTTCGTCACGACCGATTTGTTCGCTGGCTTTCAACATCTCTTCTAGCATCGGAAATGTCCATTCCGAGCCGGTAAACAGGAGGAGATCGTTCTTGCTCATTTCACATCCTTAGTGAAAAGTTCCTTGAACACCGGCCAAATTTGCTCGGGTATGGTGGCCTCTACCAACTTCATGTGCGAAAACTTTTCTGATACCTTTTCGTAAGAAGACCACAGATCGAGAGCAGAACCCCCATCGTGTCGTTCGGCAACTTGCAGATAAGCGAAGTATTGAAGTCGCGGCATCAACTGACTGAGTGCCTCGATAACTCTGGGGTTGTCATCATACCAGTTATCGCCATCTGACGCATAGCACATGTAGATGTTCCACTCATTCGGATTATAGCGTTCTCGAATGATTTGCTCTGCCACAGGAAAGCAGGTGCTGACTACTGTACCACCCGATTCTGTTGAGTAGAAAAAGGTTTCCTCGTCAACTTCCTCTGCACGACTATGATGCCGAATGAAAGCGATTTCAACATTCTTATTATACTGACGCATCAACCATACGTAGAGCAGGAGGAAAAATCTCTTGGACAGATCCTTGCGATCTTGATCCATTGATCCACTGACATCCATTGCGCAGATCATCACGGCCTTGGTAATCGGTTCAGGACGAGGAGGATAATTCCTGTAACGAAGATCAATGTTGTCGATCAAGGGAATTCGCTTCTGCGCTTTCTTTAGTTCTTCTAGAAGATCACAAGCAAGTTCATAGTCAAACGGATTTCCACACCCTTGAGCCACTTCAATATTTTGTTCGGCCTCTTCAATGTCTTGATTGGTGGGACGTCCAAGAGCCTTGTGGCGAGCGAAGGCAAACTTATAGGTCTGACGAATATCTAGTTGAGACGGGTTACCGCTGATTACGAATCCCGCCCGCTTGCGAGTTACTTTCGTAATCTGTTTCATCGTCTTCTTCATCAGATCGGGAAGTTCCATGTCCTCGAAAAGGATTTCATAGAACTCGTCGGGGGTCAAGAGAAAAGCAAATCCATCTTCGCCCTCTCCGTCGGGTAATCCCTCAGAACCCGATCCAGATCCACCACCTGTGGGACGCTCAATCGTATCCCCTGCTACCCATTCTTTGTTTCCGGTGTATACCCGATCTCGAGATCCTGTTTCACTGTCACGTTCGAATGTGGGCTCATCCATATCCTTAACAGGAACCCGGACCTTTCCCTTTTCTAGGGATTTGATATCCCCTGTGGAGATTGCCTTCTTGACTGCTTCTTTAACCTGAGCTTTAGCTCGTCGAATAAAGCGCTGACGATCTGCACTTGTTTTTGACTGGTCTGTCTGAGGCCGGCCATCAACTACGGTCTTGCTAAACATAAAACCCCCTCTGTTAGAGGAAAGCCTCCTCAGACTTTCCTTGGTTCCCCTGTCAATACTGCTCTGCTACATACTTTATTTACTATCTCCGATCTTGCCAAGCTGGATCATAGGCATCGCCTGGTTCATCATGTACTGCGGATAGTGTCCATCCCATTTCTCGATTTTCAACTTTTCAATCAACGCTGGGTTGGCAGCCAACGATTTCCCCATAAGATCATTGGCCTTGGCATTGTTTTCTGCTACCTTAAGGGCGGCCTCACTTTCGACTACTCGTTTTTGAGCTTCCCACTTGGTTTGTACAATCTCATTTTCCACTCGCAGGGCATTCTGCTGAGCAGTGATCTTGGCCTCGATAGCATCGTTGAACTGTTTGCTGAATTGAAAGTTCACAATGTTCACTGCACTTACGTTGACACCTAGGTCCTTGAACCGAGTCATAAGAACTTCTCGCATCTCTTGACTAACCTGATCTCGCTTCTGAATCAGGTCTGTGGCTTCATAACGGGCAGCCACAGCTTTAGCAATATCGTGCACCGCAGGATCCATAACAAGACCCCATGGATCTCCACCTAAGGTGAAATAGATTGCAGGTGCATGAGATGGAATGATGTTGAAGTTCACGGCGATCTTCATATCTACTTGCTGCAGGTCTTTCGACGATCCAGCTACGTCTGATTCAGCTTTGTAGGTTCCTACATACACGTTGTGCAACGCTTGTGAGATCGGAATACGGAAATGAATTCCTGGTTCGTAGACTGAGCTGGACAGCTTTCCGAACGTTGTCATTACACCTACGTAACCTGCAGGGACAGTCGTGACTGGAAACAAAATCCATCCCACAACAAGTGCCGCTACACTTGCTGCAATGAGAATTCCACGTTTAATGTTCTTGGTATTTTCAGCCATTGTATACTCCAAAAAGAAAAGGGCAGCTAGGAATATCCAGGCTGCCCTTCGTCTACTACTTAAAGTTTATCAGCTGGCCTTGCGGGCACGGCTAAACCATTCAACTACACGACGTACTTGACGCGGAGTGTAACCAATCTTCTGCATCCGCGTAACGAAGCTCTTATGATCCGCTTCCAACTTTGCTTCTTTCTTAGTATCGAAAGAAATAACCGGAAGAAGTTCATCCAGGCTCGCACTCATTTTAGCCTCAATAACCATCTTCAGCTTTTCGTACGAGTTCCAACGAGGCATCTTTCCATTCTGCTTGGCTTGAACTCGGAGAACGAAGTTCACAACTTCAGGACGAAAATCCTTCGGATTACCGATCCCTGCAGGCTTCTCGATCTTGGAAAGCTCTTGATCGATTTCCGACTTGGTCATTGTAGACCCAGTGTTATCGTCCTTAAACGTCGTATCCTGAATCCAAGCATCTGCCAGCATGATGTAGCGCTCGAAGGTATTCTGGCAGTAGTCCTCTGAGTTCTCGATGAATGCCTTCTGAATATCCTTCGTCAGATCTTCTAGATATCGTTGGCTCATATCCTTCACCAACGACTTGTAGAACTCTTCGGTCTCCTTTGGCATCTGCTCACGTTCGATTTCGGAATTGAGAACTACCATCAACTGAAGCGGATCTGCAGCAACTTCCTCTGCGTCGTTATTGAACGTCTTCGACAAGATCTTGAAAGCGAAACGTGTCGATTGTCCGCTCATCCCTTCAGTAACACCTGCCACATCTTTATACTCGCGCATGGACTTTGCACGGGGATCTACGTCCTTAAGATTCTCTCCGTTGTAGACTCGCACTTTCGAGAACAGTACAGAATTCTCAGGCTTAATCAGACGAGTGCTGACCGACCACTGGGCAAGGTACTTCAACGTTTGGGGAGCCATCGGCGCATCTGCCAACGAAGAAGATGCCAGCATCTTCTCATAGATCTTGATTTCTTCGTCGACGCGCTTGCAGTACGGAAAGGTCACAATAGAAACACGATCCAAGAATGCCTCGTTATTCTTGTTGTTCTTAAACGTTTCCCATTCTGATTCGTTCGAGTGAGCTACGACAACACCTGCAAATGGAATTGGGGGCAATGCTTCTGTACCTACGTAGTTGCCTTCTTGCGTTGCAGTCAACAACGGGTGCAAGACCTTGATAGGGGCTTTGAACATTTCCACGAATTCCAACAGGCCTTGATTAGCACGACACAAACCACCTGAATACAAGTAGGCGTCTGAATCGTTTTGATCGTGCGCATCGATACGGCGCAGATTGATCTTTCCGACAAGTGAAGAAATGTCTTGGTTGTTTTCGTCACCTGGTTCGACTTTCATGATCCCTTGTTGATTCAACTTAGAAGGGAACATCTTGAGGACACCAAACTGTGACAGATCTCCATTGGCCTCTTTAAGGCGTTTCAAGGCCCAAGGCGAAGGGATAAGATTAGTCAGGTATCGTTTCGAGATCCCGTATTCCTTCTCCAGTTGATCACCATACTTATGCATGGGGAATAGACCAAGGGGCGATTCGAAAACAGGGGAGACCTCATTTCTGTAGGTCAGAACATAGATCGGATTTGCCTCCATCAAATGCTTCAACTTTTCAGCCATGGAAGACTTTGAGGAACCAACAGGTCCAAGGAGATATAGGACTTGCTTGCGCTCTTCGAGACCTTGGGCAGCCGCACGGAAGAAGTTGACAACACGTTCAATAGATTCTTCGATCCCGAAGAACTCCTTCTCGAAGGCCGGGTAGACCTTGATTGTTCGGTTCTCGAAAATTCGACCCAGGCGTGCATCTTTCGAGGTATCGATCATGCGCGGTTCGCCGATCGCCTTCAACATACGCTCGGCTGCAGTTGCGTACATATCTTTGTTATCACGGCACGCGTCCAAATATTCCAAGACGGAAAAACGTTCGTCCTTAGAATGATCGAAATCGTCTGCAAAGCTACTAAGAATATTCGACATGTCAGTTTCCCTCTGTTCTGTCGGTTGAAAATCAATACTGCTACGGGTTAAGTGAACCTCAGTACTTATCGTTTTCTACCTACCATATTTACTACAAATTCTGTGCGAGGACTTTGCAGGAGTCGAACCTGCATCTTCGGATCGTACCCGACGTAGTACCCATCTACCATCTGCCCTCAGTCACCGGCGCTTCGATTCCAACTTTGATATGCAACTGGTTTGTACCTGGTTGATAAAAAGTTTTTGTCGAATGTGACACCTACTATTTACTAGCTGCACCTTTGACACGCCGAACATCTTCCAGGGCATGTTTTGCCACCATAATTACGTTCTCGTACGCGTACTCGATTGCTTCTTCTGGGGGCAAACCGTACTTCTTTTCCGAGATCTTTCGTAGCTTCTCCGGGTCCTCTGCAGTTGCTATAAGGCGAAGAGCGTCATTCATCAGCTGTTCTGTAGTCACCTTGATCTCCTAAGAAATAAGTGAGCACTGGTGCGGCCCTTTTACACCGCAAGTACATACTGCAATAGGTCGTGATCCATTTCGTCGATCTACGTGCTGTCTAATCTCAGCTTCTACTAGAGCTTCTTCTATGGCTGCTACGAACTGTTCTGTGTAGATTGAGTTCGCCTTAGGATCGGACAGCGATCTTGCGGAGTGTTTGTTAGCTATAGAAACAACTGCGTAGTCAGGAAGTAGGTTTTGCTTCATCTTTTCTCTCAAAGTATAAAGCTAGTCCAACCCAAAGAATGTTCGAACCCAAGAGAAGTACGGCGCCGGCCAAGGAGTACCAAAGATTCATCGCTGGAAAGAACAGACAGTTCCAAAATCCCCACAGGGTGAAGAGCGCCGTGGATCCCCAGTGCACTCCTCGCACCTGTTTCTGTCTAACTAGTTGTCGGACGTTGACCAGTTGTAATGCTGCCCTGCGATTTCGAAGGCACCATTAATCAGGTCTAGTGGTAAGTGAATCATCTTGAG